TTAGTCAAAGCATTAATTTCATGCATCACCTCTAAATACCCCCATTAATTTAACTGCTGCTTTTAAAGATAGCTTCATAAATTCCTTCTGATCAATTCCTGTCACACAGCTCAATGCATACGCATAGCTTTCCTTTTCAGTCCTACCTTCCTTTTCCACATACACTTTTTCTTCTTGTAAAATTTGTCTAATCTGAAACTGCTTTAATCCAGATTCATTTGCTAGTTCTTTAATAGTTTCATCTCGTTCAGAAGAAGTTTCTGCTGCTTGATATACTGCTACGATTGTTTCTCTTTTCATTTTAGTTTTACCTTTCATAATATTACGTTTAAATCCGCTATCTATAAAAATAATGCTATTAAATAATGCTATTAAATAATGCTACTATCTATTAAATAATGCTACTATCTATTAAATAACGCTACTATCTATTAAATAACGCCCGATTGGTGGCGAAGCCAGTATTAGGCCGGATAGCGTTGAAATTTTATTTTTCATTTCTTTTCTCATTTCAATATAGTTATTATACAGTTTTTACAAACAGAATTTCAACTGTAATTTTCTATGTTCCGAATGGCTAAAAATTACGAGCTCATTTGTTAAAAAATTCTGGTTAAAATCGCTGAGGTGCAGAGTTTAACTAGTTAAATTGCCTTTATTACACTTTGGAGTTTTAAAATAATAAAATCCTTAGTATAACTATAACATGCTCACCAGCTCGTAGTCAAGTGAGATTTTTCCACCCCCTCCCTCCTCCAATTTTTTCCAACTTATTCTAATTCGCTCTAATCATGCGGCACTTCGCGCCGCTTTAAAACCACTCTAAAATAGGCATAAAAAAGTAGACTAGTGCTCCAAATTTCTCTAAAGTTGCCCAATTCTTCCTAGTTTTCCTTAATTGTCTCCAAATTTTACAAAATGTTCAAAAATTGTTTTATAATTTCCCTGAAAGTGCCCAAATGTACTCTAGCTAGCCACATTTCTCTCTAGATTGGTTCACAGTGTTCCAGACGCTTGAAAAAATCTCTATTTGAAAAATAAAATTTGATTGCTATGATTATGGGTGTAAAATTTTATCTTGTGAATGAATATTTTTCTTAAGGTTGGGCATATTGACGCTGAAAAGCGTATATTGGCCCGGATAGTGTAGATTTATATAATTATATTCAGTTTTTCCAATTTGGTGGGAATTTGGGTACTATTGGAATGATTGTTGTGAGGATTAATAGTTTGGCCAATGTCTGCTTCGCAGCAAGTGGCCCGATAGGTGCGGAATTGGTAAATATAGACTATTGTTTTAAATTATGAAAAAGCAAAAGTAATCTCACTTGACAAGTTTCTAGGCTGTTGGAGTATAATGGGCGCAACGAGCATAAAATTGATTATATGAAAAGACTGGTACTATGGTAGGTGAATAGAGATAGACTTGACAAGTTGCCGCCTCCGGCGGGCATTGGTCTGGACAAGCTAAAACCATTTCAGTTGAAAGATCAGTACTAGGCGCAAGCTTGAGTTTTTATATAGACTTCACAAATTGTCGCCGGAGGCGAATATTGGTGCGGGTAGGCTAAAACCATTTCAGTTGAAAGATCAGTACTAGGCGCAAGCTAAAAAAGAAAAAATAAGAAAATGTATATAAGTAATAAAAAAGCTTGACAGGTGATCGGAATTGGTGTATAATACCAAGGGAGGGGTGGGGGCGATTTTTAATGTTGTAAGGTTTTTTGACTTTTTGAAGCCAGTATAACATTTTTCGCCAGTCTGACATATATCTCTAAATAGGTATTGACATGATGCCGGAGGCACGGTATAATGATACAATGGGAGAGCTGTGTCCGCGCGGCGCAAGTTAATGAGAATGATTCTCATTAACTTTTATATTAGGATTCTCTAATATATCTATCAATTCTTTCCTTACATTCCCATTTTGTATCGAATGAATCTGTCCAAAAATCCTCGTTTTCCGGTTTTATGTTCCAGTGACCAGCTTCCATTCTCTCAACAATCCAACCTCTATAACTGTATAAACCTGCATAGATTTTTTTCATTTTTCTCTCTCCTGTTTCGATATAAAGATAATAGCACATCCCTATGCTATTGTCAAGGTTTATTTAACCATAAACCTGAAAAACGGTAGTGCCTGCCATATCTGCACAAGCTGATAATAAGCCGTCAAAATCCTCCTCCATACCTAATAGAGAAGCTATAGCGGCAACTTTATCACAAGGCAATCCATACTCTAACGCCACAGCTTCAATATACTCTCTACGGCTTGCAAAGTTATGTTCGTTATATATATTCATAATTTTCCTAGTCATTTAAGTGAGTGTTAATAATAGCACGTTCCTTGTGCTAGTGTCAAGGGTTAAATATCCCATTTATCATAATAAGGCCGCATTATATTACAATTTTCCGGAACATTAACTAGGGTAGGTTCTTCTTCAATAAGTTTATCGATCACATCATATGGAAGTTTAAACTCATCTGCTAAAAATTCAATATACCCAGTTATATCTGATACGCAAGCAATTTCATAGTCAATAGTCATTTTCTTTCTCCCGTTTCAATATAAAGATAATAGCACATCCCTATGCTATTGTCAAGGTTTATTTTGGCACAATTTTAAAATCAGATAAACCATCAATCTCACTAATATTGATATTGTAAAATTCTATACAGTCTAAAAAATCATATAGATTACTAGGTAGTTCCACCACTGATTCAAAATTCATTATTTTAGGTTTATTAGGACTATAAACCAAATGAGTATAATAATCAATAGCAGTATCGCATTTTATTAAATATAATTTTTTCATTTCTTTCTCCAGTTTCAATATAGATATATTACCAGAATACAATTAATTTGTATATATCCACAAAGGGATATTGACAAGAAGCTTATACCTGTGGTATAATAAGGTCTCCGCTGACGCGGAGGATTTTTCGGCGCAGCCAAATGAGAATGATTCTCATTTGGGTTATCGCAGGCAAAGAAAAAATACCCGCTTTTTTTCACGCGGGTATTTTTTCTTTTGAGTATTTTAAAATCCCTGTTTCGAGTGAATGTAAACTGGTTCACAATTCAGCTTTGAAGTCAGGCCATAAAGATAATCAATATTATCTTCAAACAGTGTGACCATTTTACCAGAAAATTGTTTCAGATTCAACAACTTTTTTATACCTTTTAATTTTAAACTTGTACCAGATTGGTTATCATCTTTTTTGCGATAGATAAAATGATTAGGCATACCAATAGTGTTTTCAATGCTTTTAAAGTCATGGCGTGTCATCTGTCGCGCTGTAGCGATTATAACATAAGTAGAGGGTTTATGCAATAACTTTTTATAAATACTCGCCATTGGTAATTCTGCATCTTTCATAATTTCAGATTCTACACAATTCGTGCGCCAGTGGTTCAAGTCAATTTTGCCATCAGACTTGACACGGTAGCGATGCGAACTGTCAAGTAATACTCCGTCAATGTCAAATATATAGATTTTCTTTATCATAACTTTTCCTGTTTTTGCTTCGATATAAAGATAATAGCACGTTCCATGTGCTAGTGTCAAGGTTTATTTTGGAACAACTAGATTTTTTAGCTGAAAATTTTGCCAATTATTGCCGGATTGATTTAGTTTTTTATAACTTGTTCCTTTCAAAAGCCACTCAAAAATTGGCAATTCATAGTATAATATATCCTCAAGTGCAGTGTGTGGTTCTGCTGGCAGTTCATGCCCGACGGCATACTCGGCCATTGCTTCCGCATTTGTCCTTAAATTGAGTTTTGGAGTAACCCATTTTCGGTTAATACAATGCTGTACATAATCGCGAGAACCTTCCACTTTATTTTGTGCCGCGTTCATTAAACACAGATAATCATGGAATCCGTGAACATTAACGTCTGATTGTTCAAGTCTGTCTAGTTCAATTTTGCGTTCCTTATAACTTAATTCAGGATTCAAATCGCGTACCGTATGAATACCTGTTTTTTTCATTTTGCCCAAATCAAACCTTGAATTATAAGCACAAAAAACAAGGTTTTTATATGTTTTTTGTGCTAGTTCAATCCATTTATTCACAGCATTTACACTTGCCAGCATACGATTACCGGAGTTTAGCATACCCTTGTAAATATCATTGCGACGTTTTAATCCTTTTAATGTCCAGATTTCTTCCGCGCTTCTAACATCGTGAAATAGCTCATGCTTTCCATAATGCCCATCCACAAGCACCGCGATTTGATTATAGATATTACCTTTTTTATCAACAATGATACCAGCAAAATCTGCTATAGTATCTTTTGTTGTTGTTTCAGTATCACAGATAAAAAAGTATTGTTTACGTTTATCAACTTTCATAACTTTTCCTGTTTTGCTTCGATATAAAGATAATAGCACGTTCCTTGTGCTATTGTCAAGGTTTATTTACAGTTCAATGGTAATTTCTGCATTATTAACCCTATCTTGCATTTTCCGCAAGGTTTTTTCTATAACGTCTATTTCTTCTGAAAAAACCCCAATTGCTTCGATTGGCGTAGGCGATGAATCCCAGTCATCGTCAAATCGAGGTTTACATTTACGCAATCGGGAAAGACGTCCGTCAATGGATGATTTTAAAGCATTTAATTCCTTAATTGAAATTTCTTTTGTAACTGACATAATTTTTTCCTATTGTTTAACACATGACCAGTATAACATTATACTGGCCACAATGTAAAGCTAATTTTAAAAAAAGTAATGGATAATTCCGTTAATGTTTATCAGGGAATAAACAAGGTTAAGTATCAGCATATCGCCATTTTTAATACGATAGAAAATATAAACCGAACATAAACCAGATAGTAAAAACAGAAAAAATCCTGCTGGAATCCCAAAGGATACTAGGCATGCGCCTAGTATCCCAGAGATTAAAGCAATTTTACTCAGTAGCGGCATTTTCATCCACTTCAAGCGCGGCCTGTATAGCGTCCTGTACACCTTCCAGCGAAAGAGTATGCTCAAGTTCAGCAATTAGTTTTTGCTGGTTTAAAACGTATTCGATCACTTCGTATCGTGAACCTTCGATGGAGTCGAAAAACCCTTCGCTTTGTGCAGGGTCGCCCTCGCCAAGTCGGGTAACAAGCGTGTTTTTAGTTACACGTTTGCCTCCTTTCTTTACAACTTTTGGTTTTGGTTTATAGATTTCCATATCACCCAATTTTGAACGAATAGATGCAAGACTTTTGCCCGTCATTATCTGAATTTCTTTTACTGCCTCTTGCTGTGCAAGATAAGGGTCAAGAATATCAGGATGATTTTTCTCAGCGTCGAGATAAATCACCTCCATGCGAGCCATTGTATCAGCGTCATAGTTTACAGTTTTTTGCTTTGCCATAGTATAAAGTATCCTATTAAATTTGCAGTCGTTTTATGAACTGGCCGACTACTTAACCAGTGAGTAAATAATACCATTAAACCTTGTCGATTGTCAAGCATTATTTAAAAATAAATCATATACATTCAAGTCGAATTATAGCTGTATAATTATGGAATTGCTATTCTAATCCCTACCGGTACATGATTTAAATAGTTTATCAGATATTCGCTTGCAAGTAAAGAATTATTTTTCATTGCTTTCTGCTGCTCGGTTCATACCTGATGCAATCAGTATATAGATTTTCCGCTCCACTGTCAAGCATTATTTAATAGTTCCAGAGTAGTTTTTCACTGTGTCCCTTTTAAATTAATTGATAAACGGTACTTGACAGGCAACGGTAATACATGCTATAATTAAAGTAGCCGATCATTTTTCGGCGCAATTTGCGCGTCATTTATTTTTAAATAAATACTTGCATACCTGTGGAATATATGCTATAATTAAAGTAGCCGATCATTTTTCGGCGCAAAATGCGTTTTATATAAACTAATGCTAACATAAAATATATGTCTAGTCAAGCATGTAAAAATCCATTTTTAAAGAAAGGGGGGCACTAGGCGCAAATTTTGGGCGAGCGTGATAAACTCAGTTTATAGCAAAATCGTCATAAACTGAGCTTATAGCAAAATCGTCATAAACTGAGCTTATAGCAAAATCATCATAAACTGAGCTTATTGGCATGATTCTTGCTATAGCATAATTCGTGCCAGCTTGAAAATTGGCACAACTCTTGCTAGATAATCATTCTAGCATAAATCATGCCAACTTTCTAATTAGTTATATTTATATCCCTATAAAATTTACTTATGACCTTAAGTCATAAAATTTATTTATACACCTATTAGTAAAACTAATATATCTCTTTTGGGATATACCTATATCTCTTTTGGGATATTGAAAACTCAAATTTCCATTATCTCGGCGAACTGATAGCAGTATAAGGTGGTATCATAAAATCGCTTAAACGGGCATATAGAAGGCCTGAGGGATATGACACTTTTTTCCTGTCCGCTACCTGTGGAACAAATTATTTTCAATTTATTTTCAATAATCTCTTGCAATACTCGCCCAGTCCTGTATCTTTATGGTTGTGGAATGAATTTGACGAGGGAGGCCGCTAATATTGGGCATAGTCGAGCGCAACGCGGGCGCATAATTGGCGGCGGTCTGGATATTAGCAGGATTAGCTATAAAATAGGCAAGCGGGATAATCTGACCGCTAAACTTTCTTTTAAATTAAAAAACGAGGCAATCTAAAATGTACACAATTATTCATGCTAAAACAAAACAGGTCATAACATCTTTTAACGCTTTAAAAGATGCTAGATTTTTTATCCGTGACAATCCGAACTTGGCTATAGAGTATAGCCGCGAGGCTATCAAACAGGCGAACCAGAGGGCGAAAAAATGAAACACATTTTAAAATTTTTGTTGGACTTTCGCACAATTTATACGGGCTTGCTAGTTTATGTTGGCTATCAAGTTTTAATTTCAGCTTTATCAATCGTAGGAGTATAACATTATGAAAAATTCTAATTTAGTTACAGGCTTGAAGCTTGCCTTTGGCAAAGACGCAAAGATTGCAGATTTTGAGTTTTTAGGTGACTTGCCTTGTTGTGATCCGGAGCAAAGCGCAGGAAAACGCTATCACAAAAGTCGTAACGCCCTTATGTTTACCTATCAGGGCGACTATTACAGCATCAATAAAGCTGGGATTGTCTTCAGTCTTACACTTGATGACGATAGAATAATAACCAGTCAAAGCCAAGTATTTATCCGCAACGCTGGCGACTTCCCCGACCGTGATCTGCATTTAGAATTACTTAATTTTATTTACCCTGTTAATGGAGGTATTAAGTGATGAAAGCTACAGCAAAATATGTTCCTGATACAGTAGTCAGTTTTAATCTGGACACGGCGTATCAAGTTATTTTTGAGCATCTGCACTGGTCAATAAATAATCTGGGAGGGAAAACGCCTAACGCAAAATTGCAGGCGTGTGGTTCTCTATCTGTTATCCTGCAAACCTTAACAGATCGAGATTTTATATTGAATTTTCGTGAGATCGAATTTCTTCAGGATGTAATCCGCGAGATATTTTAGCTTCCCGGCCCTGCCCATAAAATAAACTTATGGGCAGGGCGGTTATTAGACTATTTTATACCTCTTTTGCCCCCAGCCCATCCATACGTGTACCATACAAGAATTTTGGAGTTAAACTAAGCGTGGATGCAGTTATCAGACTATTTTATGACCTTTTTTGTCTCCCATACGTGTACCATACAAGAATTTTGGAGTTAAACTAGGCGTGGATGCAGTTATCAGACTATTTTATGACCTTTTTGTCTCGCATACGTGTACCATACAAGAATTTTGGAGTTAAACTAGGTGTAGATGCAGTTATCAGCCTATTTCACAAGATCGCCCCACACGTTAAAATGCCCCAACTTTAACACCTCGAAAAAAATTTCTTGACACGCGCGAGTTAAACGTGTATAATAGAAGTATGAATGAAATTATTAACCAGAGTGATAATCCTCTACAAGATTATAAGATTAGCCCCGAAATTTTCGAAGTAGCAACTGAATATGTTAAACATTTAGATATTGCTAGTACTGCCAAAGCGCTAGGTATAGGCCAAGATGAGGTTGTTACTATCCTAGATAAAAAAGAAGTTAAGCGATATATTGATGCAATTTTTTTACAACAGGGCTTCATGCAACGCGACCGACTTAATGACGTAATGACTGATGTTATTAATATGAAACTCGAAGAGATGAACGAAACCGGCCTAGGAAGTAATAAAGATATCCTAGAGATACTACGCTTCCAGCATCAAATGCGCATGGACTACTTAAAGCTAGAAAAAGAAAGTGCTGCTAGTGTTAAAAACCAACAAATTAATATGCCAGTGCAAATGGGTGGTGATAATTACACCGCTCTAATGCAAAAGATATTAGAGACAGATAAGGACATAATATAATGCAAATAAGCAGAGATGATATATCTAGTACAGAGATTACAGACTTTCCTCTAGATAAGAGATTTTTAAAATTACCCATTCAAAATATCCTTAAAATACATGATATTGAACCTATAGCCCCACAGATAGCTTTAATAAATGCTATAAATGATCCAAAGTACAGATTTGTAGTAGGAGCTCTTTCTAGAAGAACAGGAAAAACTTTCATCGCAAATATAATCGCACATGCAGTAACCCTAATCCCAGGTTCTGTAGTTTTAGTCATGGCACCGAATTATTCTCTAGCAAGTATTTCATGGGATGAGCAAAAGCGAATCATACTTAAGTTTGGTATCGAAGTTACTAAGATGAATGCTAAAGATAGAGTCATGGAACTAGAAAATGGCTCTAGCATTAGAATTGGTAGTATTTCACAGGCAGACTCTGTTGTAGGTCGCTCTTATGATTTAATTTTATTCGATGAATGTGCGCTGGATAAATTTGGACAAGATATATTTAATGTCCAGTTGAGACCTACATTGGACAAAGTTAATAGTAAGGCCATATTTATCAGTACACCACGTGGAATGAACTGGTTTCATGATTTTTATATGCGTGGCTTTAGCGTAGAATCTGCATGGGCTGGATGGGCTTCAATAAAATCAACTGTAGAAGATAATCCTAGAGCGCAATTAGAAGATATTGAAGATGCTAGGCATGGAATGTCAAAAGCAGAATTTGAACAAGAATACTACTGCTCATTCACAGTCAATCAAGGTCTAGTTTGGGAATTTAATAAAGATAATATTAGAGTAGTAGAAACTGATCCTGATTGGGAGGTTATCTGTGGTCTAGATATGGGATTTCGCGACGCGACGGCCCTTGTGGTAATTTTGACAGACGGGCATACAGCGTATGTAGTTGACGAATATCTCGCAGTTGGCAAAGCTACTTCCGTACATGCCGCCGAGATAAAACGTCTAGTTGATAAATATGATGCCGACTTTGTCTACATTGACTCATCGGCGGCCCAAACGCGCGCGGATTTAGCTTACGATTATGATATAACCTGTACAAAAGCTAATAAGTCAAAACTTGATGGTATTGGTTATGTTAGTTCTCTAGTTGATTGGGATAGATTATTTGTAGCCCCTACTTGTACACATACTATAGCTGCTTTACAGAACTATAGATGGGATATGCGACCAAATAGAGTTAAAGAAGATACAATACATGATGAGTATTCGCATATTTCTGATGCGCTTAGATACGCATTATACAGCTATGCTCCTAATATGGATGGTATTGGAGGGATTGAAAATTGAAAAAACGTAGATATTTAACAGATGGTGATGAAAGTACTCCTAAAGGAAAAGGCGAAGCTGGTATAAGCATAATTGCAGAAAATATTTCTAGTGGAGAAAAATTTAAGTTTAAGACCCAGTCGGCCGCCGCTGCGGCGTGTGGGGTAAGCGTAATGAGTGTCAGCAACTGTTCACGTGGAATAACCAAAAGCGTAAAAGGGTGGAAATTTTTACGAAAGTGAAAATAATACTTGACATGGGTAGTGATTTTTGGTATAATAATTATTATAGATGAAAAATTTATGAGCTAAGAAATTCTTAGCTCTTTTTAGGGATATTAATATGATTGAAAGACGAGAGAGGCATAGACGTGCAGAAGCTGAGGATTTTATGGCAAACAGTAAAATTGAAGAAAGATTAGTCGCTGTAGAAACAGCGGTTGAACATATTGAAAAGAATATGTCTGAAATTAAGTCTAGTATTTCTTCTGGGTTTCAAGATTTATACCATAAGTTTGAAAGACAAAGTGATGATAATAAACCGCATATGGCCATATGGGCCTCTTGGGCCGCAGTTGGCCTGATTGTGCTATCTATGTTTGGCAGTGGTTATGTAAGAGACCTTTCTAGAGTTGAAGAAACTACAAAAGCTAATGATACTAGATTACGCAATACAGAAACACTATTTTCTAGAGTACAAACTAATACTAGAGGTATTGATTTCTTAGATGAATCACTTAAACGTGAAATTGATTTTAGATATTCTCAAGTTGATAAACGTATAAAAGAATTGACACAGTATTATAATAAGTTAGATGATAAAATAGATAATACTACGATAAAAGCAGCTAGTAATAGTACTGCAATATCTAACCCAGAGTTAAAATAATATGAAAAACTTTATAAAAATACTAATTCTGCTATCTGCAATAAATGTTGCTTATGCAGACTTACCCTTTCAGCCAAAGTTTACTTGGACTCCACCAGTAGAATATACTAATGGTAGTACTCTAAATCCAGCTACAGATTTAAAATCATTCAAACTTTACTGCCCCGGCATGAGTGCAATAGATATTCAAAATGTTGGGATGCCACCATATGAATATATTGCTCCTGTAGGACAATTTGCTGCAGGTGATTATAGTTGTGCTATGACTGCTGTAGATAATAATTTACTTGAAAGTGCACAAAGTACTTCTGTAAATTTTACAGTGCCAGTAGCGAACCCAACCCCAGTAACGGGTCTAACAGTACAATAGGTGCACTACTGGCTGTACTATTAGCATTATATTTGAGGTTTAAATCATGGATAAAACAGAAATACAAGAGAGTAAAAAGATACCTACAAGAAATACTCGGTGGAAATTCCTCCTTAGCTTTGCAATCTTAGCTACATTAGCTTGGATACTATCGCTATTTGGTATTGTAGGTGTTGCCACAGCCGTAAGTTATAGTGATTGGACTAATTCTATTATGTGGGCATTTGGTGTTTACTCAGCTTCAGAAGTTGGAGCAAAAGGTGCTCATGCAGTACTAAATAAATAAAATCTAGGTGTAATTTCTAATGTAGATATAGTACATTATACTTATTTTTGTGTGATACATATTAGTTGTTATAATACAACATTGAGCAATTAGAGTTCAAGGCAATATAGCCAATAAAGGTAATTATTATGAATTTTGAAATTTTAAAAGCTGAGCTGCTAAATGCTCAGTACGTGGCGTTAACTGACGCAGATGCAGCAGCACTGCTGAATACAGTGAATATTGCTACGAAGATATCTGTATCAACGCATGATGTTAAATCGTATCTGCTTATTAGTGGAAAGTGGAACGCTATAAAGAAATCTGTTGATGTTAGTGCGGAAGACTTTATCGACGTTATAGAATCAATGCAGAGTGTTGATTTTAATTTGACTGGGGTTGAACCGCGCGTAGTGCAGATTATTGACGATATGATTATTGCTGGCTTGCTTGATGCAATAGATAAGGCTTATATTTTAAGCTTATCTACAGCTACAGTTAGCAGAGCGACTCAGCTAGGGTTGGGCAATGTGACTGCCTATTATGTTAATTTAGCTAGAGGACTTTAATTATGAGTGGTGAAACTATACAAGTAGAAAGTGCGTATTCCTCGATTGTTGCAAGTGCGGCTATTTTGAATACAGCCTTTAGCGTAGAATCAAGTACTGTATCAACTGGTGTTGGTACTGCTAATGACCGTTATCCGTTAATTGATTTTAAATTAGATGTAACAGTTGCTCCAGTAGCCGCCGGTACTGTCAATTTGTACCGTAGAAGCGGAGATGGCGTTGATCAAGCAGAAATTCCTAGTGGTACAAACAAGAGTAAGTATGTAGGGTCTTTTAGTTTAACTACTGTGGCTGATCAAATATATCTTAGTGGCGTAGCCAATATTGATAAGAATGATACTTATTTATTAGAAAATACTACAGGATCAAGTGTTACTTGCCAATTATTTATACGTGCTAGGTCTTATAGCGCGGCAGCATAATGGCTCAGTTATTAGTATTCCAGCGTGATAATTATAATGTCAACGATGATAGCGTAAGTTATAAAATTGGTGATGTTGTAATGGTAGCAGAGGATTCTCATGTATTTGGTAGTGCTGAGTTACAGTACCCATTTGCTGTTGTACAGGTAGCCGGATCAAAAGCTGATTATGATTATCTGACAGAATCAGAGCCATTAACCTTAAGGGATAAATATCCCCGCAGTTTATTCGCTATTAAGCGTCTACGTATATCAATGCTAAAACAATCGTATTTTGGAATGCGAGCAAGAAGGAAGCATAGTGTAGATTTATCAGGTAATGTTAATAGAAAACAATTAGGAGCAGTTTAAAATGCCATTAATATTAGATACAAATGAAGTAATATCACAAACTATTGATACATTAGAAATTAATAGTTTTGCGGTTGATAATGAGACACAAACAGCACATATTGCCTTCGATAAAGGAATACTTGTTAATGGTGTTTTTTCCCCTATAGTAAAGGATTTAATGCTTTCTGTAACAGGGCAAGACTTTATTGACGCCATTACAGAATTTGAAATGGGGACGAGTGCTAGTAAATACGCTGATCTAAAAAGCGCGTTATATACACAATTAGTTAAAGCCACTGGATTAACGGGCACGGTTCAGTAATATGCCAGTATATACATTAAATACAGATAATGTAGGCAGCCCAGACTTTACTTCAATAGCTGCTTTTGATGCTGCTATTGGAACAACTGTAGAAGCAGATTTATCTATTGCAGGAAAAACTACACTAAACTGCTCTGGTGTAGCGGAAGATGTGCTAACTGCAGCACTAACCTTGGCATTTACCAATACTAGTTCCTCTAATAATTTTGAACTAATTGGTGATGCTAGTTCAAAATTATTCGATGCATCAAAATATAAGGTAGTCTCGGGTGCTACGTATAAACAATACATGACGCTACCTAAATATAGCCTAGTAGATGCTGTACAGTATGATAATAAGGCTAAGTCAGGTAATGTCAGCGTTACTATACAAAATTCAGACTGTATAGTAAGAAACTGTATATTTGTTAATTATGGTTATGGCTCAAACCCAAGAGCTCTACAGATAAATTATAGTGGCGCTCCTGGCACTAAAGTTTATAACAATCTATTTTACTCAGACCGTAGTAATGCTGGATATGCTGTTTACCTAAACAATTCGCCTTATTCAGCTTTTATACTCAATAACACAATTCACGGATTTTTGTCCGGTGTTTATGCTACTGGAATTTCTGGTACTGGCCCAATTATTAAAAATAATGTAGTTGTAAATTGTAATGACGCTTATCATGTAACTGATCCTAGTGCTGTAGTTGATTCAAATGCTACATCTAATGCTAGTGAAACATTAGGTACTAATTGGACTTATAATGTTTCAGTTGTTGACGGTGTAGATTTTGTTGTCCCTAGTGCTGGTGATTTTTCACTTACATCAATATCAAGTCTTATTGGTGTAGGCATAGATTTAAGCACTGATTTTACCACTGACTTTGAAGGCGACCCAAGAGGCGCAAGCTGGGATATTGGATTTGATCAGTATGTAAACCATTACAGATATCAGTATACAATACCTGATTTTAAATTTCTTGATGGCGACCTGATGGAAGGTCGTAAGCCTACTGGTGCAGTTGAGATTGATTGGGAACATCCTATATCAAGAATTTTTAAAAAAGATGCTATGGTCATCGGGCCATGGGCTGATCGGCTAGACCTATTAAATAATTATCAATATCAACTTGGGAATCAAACTACGTTAAATGCGTTAAAAATAGAGGCTACCCAGCATATTGACAACGGTGTCAAGTTTGCGCCTACAGATTTCAGTTTTCATGGTGCAAATGAATTAACAATCATAACCGTCGTGGATTTTAGTCTGGGAAATTTCCAAAATTCGGCGGGTACTGAAAATGAGTTTTTTAGACAAACTACCGCGTCTGGTAGTGGAATCGCTTTTGCGGGAATGAAATCTACACAAAATATCAGATCATTAATATATACTAATGGCACTTATATTTGGACTGCCGCACAAGACCAGGATATTTCGGCATATAAAAATGGATTTGCTCTGATTGCAATGACATGGGATGGTTCTAGCAGACATCTTTATGCAGGGCTTATTGGTGGCAACGCTGACCTATTGCGATCAGATAACTGTAGTGGGTCTATCATAATACAAGATGATGCCCTCAGTAAATCGACCGTATGCGGTGGTGATCACGTGTCGGCAGTAGGACCAGAGGATCCTGTCTATTTAACGATATTATCTAAGACAGCAGCAACTAATGACGAAGTAAGCGCATTATGTAAAGATCCCTATCAGTTCCTCAAACCAACATCATCTCCATTAAGAATGTTTCAAACTCCAGCTTCAGGAAGCGATTATGTTATACCTGATGCTCGCTTTGAAATGCCTGAATTGTTTGAGCCTAGAAGAAAGCCTACGGGCAATGTTATGATTGATCCAGATCACCCATTGGCTGCTAATATTGGGTTCTTGGCATATCCTGATCTTACGTCAAAGAATCTAGTAGATGGGTTAAAGAATATTGCTGAGTCTGGAGCTACTGAAGTAACTTCACCGCAAGGTAAACATTTAAGACTTGGCACACTTGGTGATTATCAAGTTTATGAAAATAATATTTATAATTTCATAAAGAATGATTTAACTATAGTTGTTGATGTGGCGCTGGATGCGACTCAAGGTGTATACGCCCCCTTATTTTGTATCCCATCTAGAAAAACTGGCTGGTCACCACCATATATGGCTATGAACTTTACCCGTAATGGTACAGGCTCCCAAGCAAGATTTGCTTATGCTGCTCAAGGTTCAACTTATTATAGGGATATACCATCTTATTCTGGCTACCTATTATTTGATGAAAAATACCACCAATTTACAGTCACTAGAATAGGCGGAGAAGTAAAATTTTATAGGGATGGAAACTTATATACAACAGCTAGCGCACCAATAAACGATATTGATTTTAACGAAATAGCGCCTATAAATATTGGAACTAGGAGTTATTTGAGTAATAACGCTAACGAAAATGCAGCGGGAAATTTTAGATGCGTAGGGGTTTTTAATAAAGGATTAACACCTGATGAAGTTGAAAGTATCTACCAAAATCAATACCAATTCTTAATCCCGGAGTGATATTATGCGCCCTAGTCGGATAAGAATAGTAATTAAGGAGGCTTAATGAGACTTTCAAGAATAAGGATACATAGGCCTACTGGTACTATTAGTACTGTTACAGTAACAGCTGATAGAGGTACACCGATCAACTGGGCCGGTTGGGTCGCAAGCGACCGATTGGCCCAGGTTGAATATAGAAATAAAATAAACTCTGATAGACTACTAACTATAGAATCAATGTTAGATACATTATCTAGTAGAGTTGCAAGCATAGAATATTCTAGTAATTTAGTTAATAATTATCTAATTAATATAGAATGGAAAGGTGCTACAATTTTAGATGTAAATAGATTATTAGCTATTGATTGGTCTTCTACTCTAAATATTACTAGTGCTGTAAACATTGAAAACTCTAGTACTACTACACTAGATAGAACATCTGTTACGGAAAATACCTTAGATGTACAAATAGATACTAGTTTATTTACAGAAAACTCTAGTACTACTACAGTAGATAAAACCGAAAACATTGAAAGTTCTAGTACTACTACAGTAGATAAAACTGAAAACATTGAAAACTCTAGTACTACAATTAGTAGTAAACAACTTATTACTGAATGGGCTGAAGCTTTAAAAGTTGAGAAAGACAATGTTATTAGCTGGGCTTTAAGTGTAGATTCAGGTAAACTAATACCTATTACTTGGGGTTCTAGTAATAACTTTAATGCAGAAAGATTAATTCCAATAGAATTTTCTACTAGTATTGATAAGTTAAGTACAATGCCAATATCTACCATTGAATCTTTAATAGTAGATGGTTCTTTAGATATAAATTGGGCATTAGATGTTAGTGTTGATAAACTAATACCTATTACTAATAATCTAAACTTAGAAGCTAGTAATCTTATTCCTATAGAATGGAAGGGTGCAGTTGCTATACCTTTGGATGTAACTAGAGATATACCTATTAGTTGGAGTGCTAAAGTAGATTATGCTAGAGCACAAAATATTCAATGGAACTCCAATATCAATATTAATGAATTGATTAATATTGAAGCTATCTTAAATTATGATACTTCTAGACTTATACCTATAGATAATAATCAAGGTATTAAATCTGATAATTTAGTATCAATAGAATTTAAGGGTTATTTAGATACAGCTAAGGCTATGTCTATTGAATATAAGGGCTATATAGATGCTAGTATAATATTAGCTATCGAAAATAGTGCTAAAGTAACAACTACAATTACAAACCCAATTGCTTGGCTAGAATCAATTGGTATAAATAAAAATATTCTAGTTGATTGGGATGGTTTAGCTATTACTTTTTATCAAGGTACTAAAGCAACCTGGACAGTAAGAAAAACAAATAATTCTTGGACTCTTTCCAAGATAAATAACTCTTGGACTCTTTACAAGATGATTAGATAAATAGAGGAAACAATAAAATGCCAGTAATTGATACTGATATAGTAGTTTATGGTAGTCTTAATATGCAAGAAGACAATATTACTTCCCCACAAGGTGGTGGTATAGATACAACTACACTAATAATTTTTACAGATATTATTGCTGCATCAGATACTTTAGATGTAGTATCTAGTAATGCAGCAGATACTACCCAAACGTTAACCGTAACAGGACGTTTAGTAGATGGTAGTATAGCTACTGAAGTATATACTCTAACAGGCACTACTCCAGTAGTTGGAGTTACTACATTTGAAAGAGTTCTAAAAATGGTTCTAAGTGCAGCTTGTGCTGGAGCTGTGACAATAGAAGAAGCTACTTCAAAGGCTAACTTAGTAGTTATGCAAGCTGGTACTACTAGTGTACGTAGACCCTTTTATAATGTTAGTTCAGAAGCAGTAGGAGGTTTAGCTGTAGATATGTATGAGAAAATTTTCTTTAAAAATGAAAATTCTACACTAGCTTTAACTAATGCTACTATAGCAGAAATAGCTGGGGGTGTAGCTGCTAATGTTGAATTCTACTTAGATTCTACCCTAGATGCTTCTGATTCTGCAACTAATAGAATTACAGAACCAGTAGCTGCAACAGGTAACTGGAGTTCCGCTACTTTAAATGTAGCTAATTCCCAAAATCATAGTGCAAATAGTGCCCAAGGTGTATGGTTACATCTTAACTTACCAGCCGGACAAGCAGCTACAAATTCAACTTATACTCTTAGAGAAAGTGGACAAACGGTGTAACTTATGGCCTATATATTAGAAGAACTAACTAAATTATCTACAGAATCTATATTGTTTGATATGAATTTTGAAAAACGTATGAGCACGGGTGAGACAATAGCAGCAATATCGCTAACTGATTTTACTAATTTAGGTAGAATTAGTGGTTCTTCTGATATTGTATTAGATACTACAGTATTTTCTGGATCAACTGCACAATTACGAATATCAGGTGGTACTTCAAATGAGCAGTATGAAGTAACCATAACAGTTCTTACCAATTTAGGTAATACTAAAGTTGGGCAAGGACTTCTTAGGATAGAATAAATGAAAAAAATATTAATCACTGCCTTATTATTAACTTTAACTGCTTGCCAACAAGATAGTAACTTAAATGTAACTGGGGGTGCAGACTTAACTGTAAAAGATAATTTAACTGAATGTAGAATACGTCAAAATGGTACTACTATTTTTGTACAGCAAGATGGTGGGTTAGACCCATATACAATAGCTTTAGATCCTTCTGTAGTATACTTAAATAAATGGGTTAATTTAACAGATGCTGATGCAGATAGAATTAATCCTTTAACACAAACAGAAAAAGATATTATAGCTGGAAATTTATAAAAGGAAATAGTTATGGGGTCTAAATTACTAAGGGATGAAGTTAAATATGTCAGGGATGGTGCTAAGGCAGCATATAAAAAGGATTTCGAATGTTATATCTGTGGAAAGATAGAAGAATTGCAAATGCACCACTTTAATTCTATGACTTTAATGTGGGAACAGTGGAAGAAAGACAATAACATAACTATAAAGTCTAGTGAAGATGTATTAGATGTTAGAGATGATTTCATTAGTGATAAGTATAATGAAATATATAATGAAGTTGTTACACTATGTAAATTCCATCATATGCAGAGATTACACAAAATATATGGTCAAGCACCACCACTAAGTACCGCTAGCAAACAAAAACGTTGGTGTGATATGAGAAGAGAGAAAGAATATGGCATGGTTTAGTAGAGCACCTTCTGAAGAAGAGCAAGCAAAACTTATTCAGAAGAAAATAACAGATTTAGAAGCTGAATATGAGGAGAAATTAAACCCTGCACAAGAATCTATAGCTATAGAACAAGGTAGTCAAGCTCAATATACCTCCAGATATTCTTATACACATGTAGATTCATATAAAGGTCTAGAAGTAGTTAACCGCGGAGTTAACCTTATAGCAGATTCTTTAGCAGAATTTCCTATTGATATTAAAGGTAGAATTCCTAAAGTAACTCCTGTGGCTCCTTATGTTAGGCAAGATAGACTAGAAGTTTTATTAAATTTTAAATCTAATAGATTTTTAAGTGCTCAGGAATTAAAACGTCAATTAGCAACAGATTTAATTCTAGAGGGTAATGCTTTTGCATATTATGATGGTACTGATATATATGTACTACCAGCTATTAATGTAGAGATTATTCCTGATAAAAGAAACTTTATAAAAGAATATAAATATGACAATAAGAGTTTTTTACCAGATGAAATTATACATATTAGAGAGAACTCAGCTGATTCAGTTTTTAGAGGTAGTTCTAGACTATCATCAGCAGTAGATAGTATATCTATACTAAATAGAATGAATACTTATCAGGATAACTTCTTTAAAAACAATACTATATTAGGTGTTGTACTAAAAACAGAAGATATGCTGTCTAAGAAATTGAAACAAAGAAAAATTCTGGAGTGGATGCGTGATTACAACCCGTCTACCGGAGGAAGAAAGCCATTGATTTTAGATGGTGGATTCCAAATAGAAGATCTTGCTAAGTATAGCTTTAAAGAGTTAGACTTTTCAGCTTCTATTAAAACGCAGGAAAGAAAAATATTAGAGGCATTAGGCGTTCCACCTATCTTATTAGATTCAGGTAATAACGCAAATATTTCCCCTAATTTAAAACTTTTCTACACAAATACTGTTATGCCATTATTAGATAAGATAATTTCTAGTTTTGAACTGTACTTTGGTTTTGATTTAAAACCAGTTACAGCCGAGATTATGGCTTTAAGACCTGATCTCAGAGAAATAGGTAATTATTATTCAACTCTGGTAAATGCAGGAATTATGACAAGAAATGAAGCTAGAGATAAGTTACGTTTAGAACCTTATACTAAAGATGATGGTTTAGGTGATAGATTAGTACTACCAGCTAATATTGCAGGTAGTGCAGCGAATGCTAGTACTGGTGGGGCTCCCCACCAGCAATGAGGGTATATGATGAAAGAAATGCTAAATCTCCCCGTTGGTTTCAAGGTAAAAGCTATATCAGATAATAATGGTGAAAATGATTTTATTGTTATTGAAGGCTACGCTAATACTACTACAGTAGATAGAGTAGGTGATATAATTTTAGAGGAAGCCTGGACTAAAGGTGGTCTAGACAATTATCTAAAAAATCCCATTATCTTAGCATACCACAACCACACCAAGCCTATTGGACTTATGACTGAGTATTATATTAATAATAAAGGTTTAAAAATTGTTGCGAAAGTACATAAGTCAATTGGAGAAATTTACTCCCTGATTAAGGATGGAGTATTAAAGACTTTCTCCGTAGGGTTTAGAACTCGAGAAGCTGATTATGATACAGAGACTGATCTGTTTGTAATTAAGGATCTCGAATTATTAGAAGTATCTGTAGTTAGCATTCCTGCTAATGCGGATTCCACATTTTCTGTAAGAAAATCTTTTGAAACAGAGGACGAATATATTTCGTTCAAATCTGAGTTTCTTGAGGGCACTAGTACAGTAATAGCTGAGGATGAGTCTGATGACAACTCAGAAAATAAAGAGGAAAAGAATATGCCAGAAAGCATAGATAAGAAGCAATTAGAAACTGATCTAAGAGCAAAAATTGAAAAAGAAATGCAAGAAGAAGCTGATAGAAAAGCTGCTCTTGAAGAGGAAGTCTCTACGCAAGTAGAAAAAGCTATCTCTACAACTACTGAAGTTGTTGGTGAAAGGGTAGAAAACCTTAAAACTGAAATTGAAAAGCGTTTTAATGATGAGTCTACTACTCTTCAGGAAGCTCTAGATTCTATTAAGAGTGAAATTGCTGAGTACTCTGAGCAACTTCAAAGTTATAACAAATCAAAAATGTCCTTTACTGATAAAGAAAGTTCAGTTATTGACCTAGCTAATAAAGATATTGATACTGCAATGCTTGTATCTAAAATTCTTAATCGTCCTGTAGCAGATACTAAGTTTGGACAAGATTTAATTCAAAAAGCTGGTACTACCTCTGATGGTGCTCACCAAATTGGTATGACTGCTGGTTGGGAAATTGGTTTCTCAACTCGTCTATTTGAAGATGTTCGTGAAAAGTTAATTGTTGAAAATTTATTCACCACTATGACCCTACCTCGTGCTACTTTAAATATTCCATTAAATCCTGAAGCTGGTTATGGTACTTGGGTAGTTGGTGGAGCTGTTGGTGAACTATCTGCTGCTACTTCTTCTGGTACTGCACGTACACATGGTCTTAATGATACTCAACTAACAGCTTATAAACTAGCTACTAAAGAATTTATTGGATATGAAGAAGAAGATGATTCTTTAATTCCATTAATTCCTATTATACGTGATGCTGCTGTTCGTAGAATGGCTAAATCTTCTGATAAAGCCCTTTTACGTGGTGTTAATGGTGTTGTAGCAGGTACTGGAGAAGGTAGTTACCCATTCGATGGTTTAGCTACTATTGGTGTTAATGCTGGACGTACTTTAGCTATTGGTGGTACTTTTGGTACTATTGTTGATACTGTAACTGTTGCTAACTTACGTGCTATGCGTAAGCAGATGGGTGTTCATGGACATAATGCTTCTGATATAGTATTTGTAGTATCTCACGATGTTTATTACGACCTATTAGAAGATACTAACTTCTTAACTATGGATAAAGTAGGTACTCAAGCTACTATTCTTACAGGACAAGTGGGTAAAGTTGGTGGATCTGCTATAATAGTTTCAGGAGAATTTGAATCTAAAGCTGCTAATAAAGTTGCTGCTATTTGTGTTAATATGAGTAACTACATTAAAGGCGACTATAAGGGTCTTTCTGTAGAACGTGAACGTTCTGTAGAAAATCAAACTAATCTATTAGTTGTTACTAGACGCATGGGTATGCTAGAACTATTTAGTTCTAATGCTACTGTAGTAACTATGGTTTGGCCTGGAGCTTAATTTTAAGCTACTTAAATCTAATTTTTAGATTATCACTAGGGTTAACAACCCTAGTGAGTTTATAATAGGAAAATATATACATGTTAAATTTAATAACTATTGATGAATTTAAGAATTATAAGAATATTAATAGTGAACAATATGATCCTATTATAAACTCACTAATAGGTTCTGTTACTTCATTTATAAAGGGATATACTAATAGAGACTTAATTGACTACTCTCTAACAGATAAGGTAGAGTATTTTGACGCTACTAATTATTCTGAAATATATCCTGTAGAATTTCCCCTACTAGAAGTTACAGAACTAGCTGTATCTACTGATGGTGGAGTTACATATACTGCTCTAGTTGAAAATACTGACTATTTCGTAGATGAAGAAAATGATAGAATTATAGCTAATACTGGATTACAGGGATTTGTATCTAGTACTATAAGACATAAAAGTGGTAAATTAACTTATAAGGGTGGTTATATTAATACTCCTTTAGACTTAAAAAATGCTGCTATGGATTTAGTTCAGTACTATAAAGCTGAAGAGCATCAACCAAGTAAATCTATGGCTAGTGCTAATATGGATAACCCTGTTGGCATTTCTCCAGGAAGTCAATTACCTCCACATATCAAAAGAGTATTAGATTTATATAGAGTACTATAATGAAAGATGTTGTTGAATTAGCTAAAGCGGGATTAGATAGACAATTTGCTACTCTTGACAAAGAAGTTAAGTCTTTCTCTACTGCTCTAGATGTGAGTGTTAGAACTCTTTCTAAAATGTTAGGTGGAGATAAATCAAAAGCTAGAAAACTTAAAGCTGAATTGGTAGATAGCATAGGGCACCCTTATATTGGTACTGAATCTGATTTTGTGCTAGCATCTACTACTCAAAAACTTAAGAAAGCAAAACGTATTATAAATAAATATACTCAGGACTTCTCAGAAGAAGACCTACTAAATACACGTCAGGAGGCACGCGGAGAATTAGTACTAAAGAAATCTAGGCAGTCCGGCGCAAGATTAAAAGATAATATAGATAAATATTTTAAGGATATAGAAAGATTTACAAGTCCTGACTTAGTATCAGAGCTAAAGACAAAAAGTAATGATAAAATATCTAAGATTAAATTAAGTTTTACTGCACCTACTGGACATGAGTTTAGAGCTCTAGAGAAGAAAGCTAAAGAAGCTATTCTAACTGGTATTGATTATGGTAAGTCCGCAGATGTATTAGACGTTCTTGATTCTAAAATAGAATTAATGGCTGAAATTGCAAAACTAGGTAAAGAGAAAGCTCACAATAGAGCCATTACAAGAATAAGGAAACAAACAACTCGTAATATAAGAAAGCATAGAGGAGTTGATAGCTATACTTATAACCTTGATGGTGAAGATTATGAAGCTCCTAAACCCGTTACTAATCTATCTACAACTTTGACTATATTATTACAACAATATTTAGCTACTAATAATAGACACTCTATCTATCCAGTTATGCACGCCCCAACTGATATATTAAGCCCTAATAAAAATTACTTGAGAAATAGAACTTATAGGTTTGCAACAACTGCTTCTGTATCTTCAGCTATTGAAAATGATGGAAAGGTTGACATAACTTATTCTTATATGAGATTCCCTTATGAAGTATTTACTAAAGGGGTGCATGGGCCAGGTAGAAATCCAGAGAATATTATTAGTGGTGCTATAAGAGATATTATGAAAGAAATATATGCTAATATGAGAATAAGGAGTTTACATCTATTATGAGTTCAAGAGTAGATATAAAAGATGCTTTGGTATCCAAATTTAAAGAAATACAGGGTAACAATCCTTATATTTCCAATTTATATACTAATGTGCTAGGTAAATTAAAATACTGGAACGAAGTAACTGATTTCCCTTTTGTGTGTGTTACTGCAGGCAGAGAAACGAGAGAATACTTACCTGCATTAACTTGGGGTTTGCTACAAATACATATATGGATATACATCAATAGTGAAACATCAGATCAAGATGTTGAGGATGTATTTACAGATATAGAGCTTATAGTAGATTCTAATCAGGAATTAGAGTATTCAACTGGAAAGTTTACGGAAGATATTAGAGTTCTTAGTATAACTACTGATGAAGGTCTAATGGAACCTCTAAGGATTGGAGAAATTTTATTACAAGTAAGATATGGAATTGACGGTTAAGATAAAAATCTAAATACTTCAATCAACTATCTAATTAGGAGATTTTAAATATGGCACGTAATTTAACGCGCAATACAAAACTTTATGTTAGTAACGCTGATGTTCTAGATAGTAATGGTGTACCACTATTAGGAAGCGTAAATAACACAAATACTTGGGAAATTAAAGTACTAGATGGGTACAACTTTTCCCAAGCGACTTCAACTGAAGATATATCTATTAATGAGGCGGGTACAACCCCTATTCGTGGGCAAAAAACTTATAATACTGCTCAAGACCCTGTAGATGTTTCTGTAACAACCTATATAAGACCTTATGATGATTTTACTAATAGTGTAGTAGATGCACCTGAAAAGATTTTATGGGCTTCTTTAGCGGGTAGTTTAGCTAGTGGTGCTGCCGTAGATGCTAATGGTAATTTCTCTAGTGCTGTAACAGGTTCTGCTATTTTGCAGAGGGATGTAGGTACTCAAACCACAGCAGATGGTATGTTAATAGATTTCGAGGAATCAGATTCTAATGAGCTAGCTAAGTTAACTTTCTGGTTCCAGTTAGAAAAATCTACTTATCGAGTAGATAACGTTAATATTTCTACCGCTGAAATTAGTTTCGCTATTGAAGATATAGCTCAGATTGCTTGGTCTGGTAAGGGTACAAAGGTAACTGAACTTTCTTCTGCTGATCATACTACAATTGGAGCTTGGGTTGCAGGTACAGCGTATACACCAACACCCGCTACAACAGCTAACAGCTTCTTACGTAATAAGCTGTCTACTATGACTCTAAGTAATAATAATATATCTACTACTACTTTAGCTGTAGGCACTGTAACTTCTGCTACTGTTAATTCAATTACTGAAATAGGTTCTACCTTTGTTACTGATGGTATTATAGCAATTGGTGATTATATCCGAGATAGTACTACAGGTGAAACAAGAGTAATTGATTCTTTCACTGAAACTACTATTACTATTGTTGGAAATTGGGATACTACTCCTAGTGGTAGTGATAGCTGGGCAGTTTATGCTTCTAATGATGCAGCGGGACAGAATTATACTATAGCAATTACTGGTGGTTCTTTAACTATTGAAAATAATATGAATTTCCTAACTCCTGCTGAATTAGGTGTAGTTAACCAACCTCTATCAGGATTTGCGGGGTCTAGGAAGGTAAGTGGTAGTATTACTGCATATTTAGATACTGGTGTTTATGGTACTGCAGCATTACTTAATGATATTTTAGAAGATATTAATTCTGTATCTAATAGTTATAACTTTGTATTATCTATTGGTGGGGGTTCTAATGCTAAACGTGTTGATCTTACCCTAGGAACAGCACAATTAGCTGTACCTACAATTAATATTGAAGCAGTTATTGCAACTGAAATAACATTCTCTGGCCAAGGATCAGCTGATGCTATTGAAAACCAAGATGAACTAACTGTAATTTATCAAACTAACTAAGATATTAAGGGAGAGATTTTTATCTCTCCCTTTTTACTATAGAGATTATTTATGAGCATAGTTATATCACCAAAGGTTAGATTAGTGGTTTCAACCCAAGATACTACTAACTTTAATACTAATTCACATGAAATATCAATACTAAAAGAAATAAGTCTTAATAGAAATACTACAGCTATTACTAGTAAACCTAGTCAAGTTAGTACTTCTACTAGAAAAGTTCCTCTAGCATTTAATACTGGGTATTCAGGAGTTAATTTTAGTTTTGATACTTATTTAAAACCTATCATAGATAGTGGTAATGTTATATCTGCAGAAAAATTATTATGGGAATCATTATCTGCTACAGATACTACTGACACAGTAGTTGATTCAACTATATCTTTTTTTAATGGTAATACAAATAAGTTAAGAGAATTATATTTTTATCTAATTTTTGATGATGGAACTTATTATAAAATTAGTAGGGGAGTTATTGCTAGTGTAAAGATAGATTTATCTATAAGTACAATAGCAAAAGCTACTTGGGAAGTATTTGCTCTAAATTTAGAGTATATTACTAATACTACATTAACTGGTAGTCCTAACTTATTTGATAATAGAACCTTTATACGTAATAAACTATCTACGATAGCTTTAAACTTAGGTGGTTCTGATTATAACTTAGCTGTTGTATCGGCTAGTTTCACTATATCTAATAGTGTTATACCTATAAGACGAGTTAGATTAGGACAATTATCTGATGTTTCCGGGCATTATAATAAAAGCAGAACTACTAGTCTAGCTGCAAAGTTTTACTTAGATGATAAAACATTAGGTAGTTCAGACTTACTTAAAACATTATTTAACTACAATACATTAGACACTATTAATACTAATAGTGCTATTACATTTAGTATAGGTGGCTCTAGTAGTTCTACTAAGGCATCTATAGTTATACCACAAGGAAAAATAGCTTTAAAAAATCCAACTGTAGGACAAATGAATACAGTGGATATAGGAGTATCACCCCAGGAATCAGTTCCAGGAGCTGGTGATGAAATTCATATAATTTATGAGACATAGGAGAAATACAAGATGCAACTTAGCAGTTTACTAGCTGAAACCAAACAAATTACAGTACCATTTCCAGAGAAGGAAGGCTTTGAAGTACAAATCACTTATCTAAGTAAAGAAAGTCTTAGAAAAATTGGAGATAAAGCAAAAACTATTGTTTTTGACCAAAAAACTCATGCACCTATAGAAGGTCTTGACGATGAGTTATTTACTAAGTTATATGTAAATAAAGCTCTAACAGGATGGAAAGGTCTTAAGTATGAATATTTAACAGACTTTCTATTAATCGCTGATGGTGAACTTCCAGAAGAAGGAGAGTTAGAATACACACAGGAAAATGCCTACACTTTAGTAACTAACTCAAAATTATTCGATGGTTGGTTAACCAGTATTATGTCTGATATCTCGCTTTTCAACAAAGGCTCCTAGAGAAAGAGCGCACTAGAATAAAAGACTACTTGCGTAATAGCTCATTAGGTATAAGTAAAGAAAAATACTTAGAGATTTGTAAGGTAACTAACTCACAGGTAGATCCAGATAAAATACCTATAGAATATAATGATTTTCTAACAGATACTAAATTGGCTATGGAAATAGTCAATATATTACCAGATAAATGGGATAGTATGGCTGGAGCTTCTATGGGTAAGGATTTAAGTATGCTACCATTCTTGTTAGATATGTACAATGTATCTAACCAACCAGATATGTTAGATTTAATATTAACTATAATTAGTGAGGGTACTAATATTACTAATGAGAATATGCGTAAGAAGGTAAGTAATGTCAAATAAAAAGATAACACTAGAAATAGTTATAGATGGAAAAAATCAAGTTAAGAGTGTAACTCAAGACTTAAACAAACTACATCATGAAACTAAAGCTGCGGGTGTAGAAGCAGCTAATCTTGATAAGAATTTAAAAGGTGCTGGTAATATTAGTAAGAATACTACCTCTAACTTTGCCAAACAGGCTCAAGGTATGGGTGGTTTAGTACATGTATATGCTACAGTTGCAGCTAACGTATTTGCGTTAAGTGCAGCCTATGAAGTACTGAAACAAAATTCTGATTTATCTATAATGGAAAAAGCTGCTAATGATTTAGCAACTACTACAGGTATTTCCTATAGCGCTGTTGCTAATAGCATGAAAGAGATTACAGGTGGTGCTATAAGCTTCCAAGAAGCAATGAGACAAGCTAACCTTGGTTTAAGTGGTGGAGCTACAGCACAGCAGCTAGAAACTATTACTGAAATCGCAAATAAAGCAGCTAATACTCTAGGACGCTCAGTACCAGAATCTGTTGGTAGAATGATACAGGCCGTTACTAAAGGTGAGCCTGAACTTGTTGATGAATTAGGTATTATATTACGTGTTACTAAAGCTACACAGGACTATGCAGATGCACATAAGAAAACTGCTACTACTCTAACCACATTTGAGAAGCAACAAGCTATAATTAATCAGTTAATAACTCAAGGTACTCAGAAGTTTGCAGATGTAGAGAAGGCTGTTAACCCATATGCAAGGTTAAGTGCTTCTCTAAGTGAACTTGCAATTAATTTAGTAAAAGTAGTCAGTATTCCAGTTACTGGTATAGCAGAAATTTTCTCTAAAAATACTGCACTAATGAGTGCAGGTATTGGCTTATTAATTGCTTCCATTGGTAAAAAGGCAATACCAATACTTGGTACTATGGGAGAAGAAGCCCAACAGATTTTAAAACGGACTTCAGAGGAAGCAGAAGCTGCTAGTATGCGTGCTATTGAAAAAATGGACATACTAACCAAAAGAAAGAAAGAGCTTGCAGTCTTAGAAAGAATACGCCCTAGTCAGCCTGGCATGACAGGTAAACAGGCAGGTATAGATTTAAGAGAGTTAATACAAAAAGATATAATGCCAAAACTTAATAAAAATGGTGAAATATCTAAATCTTTAGCTAAAATGATGGCCTCAGGGATTACTGGAGAAGAGCTTACTAAACAGTTTAGAAAACAAAAAATAGCTTTTAAGCTTAGTAGTGCTCTAAAAAAGGAAATTAATAAAGTTGGCTCTTCTGGTGAGTTTGATAAAAGTGAGTTATCTAAAAAGGCAGCTATAAGTACACTAAAGGGGGAAATAGTAGAAGCTTCTATATTGCAAAAAAAGTCTCTTGAGAAAGAAACTGTTGCTATGGGTATAAAAAAGGCATCTGTAGAAGCATTAGTAGCAGAACAAGAAAAACTAACATTTAGTGCTAGATCTATAGCTGCACAAGGTAGAGTATCTATACTTAATGCTACTACATTAAAAGGGGCATATAAGGAGTTAAGAACCTCTTTATCCTTAGTTGCAAAATCTTATGTTAGAGCTGGTATAGATGCCAGTCTCTACACTAAGGCTAGTTTAGTCGTAGAATCTGTTACTAAAAGAGTAGCTTTAGTAACCGTTTTTTTAACAAAAGCTATGGAATCTGCTTTTAGTGCTATATCTAAAATGACTTTAGTATTATTTATATTTGAAACTATTAGTACTGGTATAGAAGCCTTAGGATTATTAAATAAGGAGTTTAATAATAATTCTGCCGCTATACAAGATACTGTAGAAGAATTAGATAAAGCTATAGATAGATATAAGGAAATAAATAAGGATATAAAAGCTATACCCAAAAGTTTAGAAGAAGCCTCTACTAAGTGGACAAAAATAAGTGGAGTAGCTCATCAATATGCCGATGCTATATCTAAAATTATAAAAGAATCTGATAAGTTAAATAAGTTAAGTGTCTTTGACTATATTAGACATCCTATAAATGCTTTTATGGAGCCTAAAAAAGCTGCAGAAGGTATTAAAAAGGCTATGAGAGAGTTGAATCGTATTACTGGTAAACCAGTAAATCTACCTATACATTATATTTATAAAGATCCTAAACAAGCATACTTTATTAAAAAACTTATAGACCCAAAGTATAGTGCAGAAAGAACTATAACTTTTACTTCTTTTATGAATACAGATGCTATTGAGAAAGCATTAGGGGATAATAATGTATTAAAGGCTCTTGCTAAACAATATCCAGAGTTAGCAAAAGCATTACTAGACCCTATAGATAGATTAAAAAGTGCGGAAAAAACTATAAAAGGACTTATAATAGGTAATGATAAAAGACTATCTGATTTAAATAATAAGTCTGATAGCCGAAGGATTCTTAATACTGATACCCTTATAGGTTTTAGGGATGACTTAAAGACACTACAAATAGAATTATCTTCTTTCTCAAAAAGTTCATTAAAAGAAGCAAAAGATAGTATAAAACCATTCCTAGATAGTGTACCTAAGGCGTATAGAAAAGCTTTTTTAAGTATGTTGAAAGATACAGATACTCCTATTTTGGCAGTAAAGAAATTAAAGAAGGAATTAAAAGGTTTAGATAAACAAATAAATACAGTACGTAATTTTGATGTAAATAAAAGTATCTTAGGCGAAAAAATTAAAAAAGTACAAGAAAATAAGCAAAAAGGTGATCTTAGTGCTATATCTGAGGAATATAGGTTACAAACAAAGGATTTAAAATTACAGCTAACACATTTAGAAGCTCAATATGGTGTAACAGATAAGCTTAAAGAATTAATAGCTAAAGATTCTACGCACAATAAATTAATATTACAACTAATACTAGCGCAGGAAGAGGCTTTAAAGCGTAAAATTGCTTTAAGAACTGTTGCAGTAGGCTCTTTACTAGGAGCAGTTGAAGCACAGAGAAGATCTATGGCTATAGATAAAGCTAGGCTTAATTTACAAAATCAAGCACTTGCTAATAATAAGAGTCAAATTGCCTTAGCTTCTAATTTATCTCAAGATTCCGCTAAAGTTGTTGCCTTACTACAGGAGCAGAGTAGACTATCACAATCAATATCAGATAAGAAGGTAAAAGAGTTAGAGGATACAAAAATCAAGGAGAAACTTGATAATACTATTCTAGATTTAACTGGAAACCTTGTAATAAAGAAGGAAGCTCAATTAAAAATTGATTTATTAACAGCTAAACAGCAAGGTATTAGACTTAAGCAGGCTAAAGAAGAGCTTGATGTTCAAAAAGCTATATTCGATGCTAATAATGCATCTAGAGGTAATATAGGTAATACTGGATATGTAGGCGGTTTTAATGGCCTACTAGGTGATAATCATTTCTGGACTAATGTAGGTACTAAATTTGCTATAATAGCAGATGACATGGGTAAAACATTAGGTAACTCTGTTGATAATATTGCCAAAGTATCTTTAGATGCTATTGATAATGTAACCTCTAATCTAGTATCTTCAATTATATCTAATAAATGGGATGGTAAAAAGGAAGGAAGATCAATGGCTGTTGCTCTTAGAGAAGGTCTTAAAGATACTCTAAGAAAATCTATTGGTAGTGTAATAGCTGATAATATGAAACAGGCTATTGTTAAGTTTGCTAGTACCTTATTTGATTCTGAAGTAAAACGAGATGCTACAGTAGCAGATCAAATAGCTGCTACTAACTTATTAATTGGTGCTCTTGACAGAAATACTGCTTCGCAAGTAGGTGGTTCTGTTGGTTCCGCTGATTCAATTATTTCATCTGTATTAGGTACGGTTAGTGATGGTAGTGGAACTCCAGGTAAGCCAGGTACTGTAGGTAATTATAAACCTTTATTTGATAGTTCAAATAGTCACTTTGCTACCGGTGGTATAGTACATAGACCTACTAATGCTTTAATTGGTGAAGGTAAAAATAGTGAAGCTGTTGTTCCATTACCAGATAATAGATCAATTCCTGTTAGACTAGAAGGTAATACTCAGCCTAATATTAATATAAATAATACTTATGATTTTAGCGGAGCTGATCCTTCTAGTGAAGCTAGATTGAGACAGTATGCAGATCAAATTAAACAAGATACTATTAGAGAAATAGTTGATAATATAAATAGAGGTGGCACAATGGCTAAAACTGTAGGAAGACGTAGATAATGGCAACAATACCCTTTCCAAATGTTATACCTAGTTCTTCATCTTTCGGTATTAAATATAATACACAGATAAACACTAGTACCTTATCGGGTAGTACTCAAACTATTGAGATACCCGGAGCTAGATGGGTATGTTCATTATCTTTTAGTGACCTAGAGCCTTACGAAGGCAGACTCATGTCTGCCTTCTTGGCTCAATTGAGAGGTTCTAGCGGTAGGTTTTTTCTTACCGATTTCACCCACCCAGCACCACGCGGGTCAATCAGCGCCCCTGGCGCGGTGACCGTCAATGGTGCAAATCAGGTAGGGAATACAGTAACTACTTCAGGTTGGACAGCGAGCCAATCAGGACTATTATTAAAAGGAGATTATTTTCAATTTAGTAATGGTGAGTTAAAAATGGTTACTAAAGATGTGACTTCTGATGTTAGCGGTAATGCTACTATTACTTTTGAACCCCCAATAAGAATATCTCCAAGTAATGCCGCTGCTATAACTTTAACAGATTATAGTGTTACTATGATGTTATCTAGTAATGAATCAAGATGGACTAGTAATAATGAAGCATTACTATCAAATATAAGTATAGAATGTATAGAGGGATTTTAAAATGGCAGTAACTTTAGATAGAAATTTACATGTAGATGTCAATGCACAACTAACTAGTAATCAGTTAGTTGCTGTACCACTACTATATTTAGATTTCCCAGATAAAGATGGTACTGGCCCAGATACACGATTTCAAAAATACTTTGCAGGTTCATTAACAGATATTACGTTAGTTAATAGTAATATCCTACCTGCTGCAACATATATAGGTGTAGGGGGTATTGCTTCAATATCTTCCACTGAAGAATCATTGGAACTAAAGTCTAATAACCTAACAGTTAAGTTAAATGGTATTGATTCCTCATACATAGCTCTAGCATTAGCAAAAGATTACTATGGTGGAGATGCTATGTTAGCTCTAGCAGTACTAAATAAGGATACTCATACTGTTATACAAGATCCTATATTACTATTTAAAGGATTTATGTCTATATTAAAGGTAAACTTACAAGATAATGCAGCTGATGTATCATTAGAGTTAGAATCTATTTTAGCAGACTGGGAACGTCCTAGAGTTAAAAGATATAATTCTGGTACTCAGAAACTAATATTAGGAACTGATAGAGGCTTTGATAATGTTGCAGATTTAGTAAATAAGGAAGTAGTATGGGGAGCCTGACTAGAAAGGATAATTGGGAACAAATATTATATTCAGAGATTGAAAAAGCTAAAACACTTAAATTTGAATATGGTAAAAATGATTGTACTATATGGTCAATTAGTGTAATAAAGAAGATTAGTGATTTTGAATGGAAACCTACTTGGTCAAATAAAAGGGAAGCTTTAAGAGCTCAGAAGTCAGAACCTATGCAGGACCAGGTTTCTAGAGCTTTGAAACAAAAATACTCTAGCTTACCATATGCTAAGCGAGGAGATTTAATACAACGTAATGAAGGAATACAAGCATCACTAGGTATTTGTATTGGTAGTAAAGTAGTATTCTTAAAAGAAGGATCTGGAATATGCTACGTAGACTTAAAAGATTGTATATATAGATGGGAGATTTAATATGCCAGCAGCGGCTTATGTAGGTACTTTAGGCTTACAAGGGGGAGCACTATTTTTTTCTGTACTAGCAGCTAATATTATAGATGCTTATATACTTGGAGCAATTTTAGCCCCCAGCTCTAATGAAGATTTAGGTTCACAGAATTTAGTAGTAAGAAGTGCTTCAGAATCACATAAAATTGTTTATGGACGTACTATGGTAGGTGGTACTGCAGTATTTCTAGATGTATTAGATAGATATTACTTAAAATATGAAAGTGATTTATCTGGTGGACGTATTACAGAGCAAAAGGAGTCAGGTGGTTACTTAAATCTAGCAGTTGCAATAGCTGCCCATGAAATAGATGGTATAGAAGAAGTATATATTGGTGAAGACCTTGTATTTAAACTTGATGTTGTTAATGGCTTATTAAAACTAGTAGATAATAAATATAAAGATAAAATAGAATTTATTGGTTACAGAGGTAATCAAACTACTGGAGATAATTTTATTCTAGCTAATGTTGATAAACAATATGATGCTGGATCTATATCTGATAGTTCTAATTTAAAATACTATGAACCATATGGTGTAACTGCTATAAGTCCTACATCTATTACTATAGATGAAACTAAGGTATTTAGTAACCATTCTAAATTTAAAATGGGTGGTGGAGTAGTAAATATAGATGGATCAATTGTATTCGATCCTGAACGTTATAGTGATACTTTACCTTTTGTACCGTATAGTGGTAGTGGTAGAACTGAACCAGTTGAGGGTAGACAATGGTCTACTGACCATATACTAACCAATACTGCATATGTATATCTACGCTTTAAATATGACCCAGAATTATATTCTGGTATACCTAAAGTTAGATGTGTAATTAGAGGTAAACGTGTATTTGATCCTAGACAGTCTGAAGCTAATTTTACATTAAATGATAGAGGTAATTGGTCTGGTAATACTGCTTATGCTGTAGATGATAAAGTAACTAGTGCTTCTGGAAAAACATATAGATGTATTAAAGCTCATACTGCGGGTATATTCTTATCTTTTTTACAAGCTTTTCTTGGTGATGTAATTCTTGGTCAAAATTGGGCTACCCTACAATCAGAAACTGATTCTAGTACTTGGGAATATTCCGATAACTGGGCACTATGTCTAAGAGATTATCTATCTAGTGGTAACTACTATGGTAGAATTGGAAATTCTGATAACTCCTTGTATGGAATTGGAGTGAAATCTTCTGAGATATCTAATTCTAATATTATTGAGGCAGCTAATGTAGCTGATGAAATAGTTAATCTAACTGGTAGTACTCTATCTGCTATTGATGGGCCTTACTCTACAAATACTAATGTTAAAACTTTATATGTAACTGGTGACCAAACAGATTACTATGTTAAATATGAAGAAATTATTATTGGCGGTTCTACTACTAATTTAGTATATACTAGAATTGGTGAAACTGTTATTAATGGAGAGCCTACTCCTTTATTAGATACTAATACTGAAGAAGTTATTAGTAAAGCTAGATATTATATAGAAGATTCTTATTACGAGGCTAATAATACTAGAACTGTAATTACTTTTAAAGTTGAGCAAGACTTTACAGTAACTAATATACGTATACAGAGTCCTAGATATACTATTAATGGTATTGTTGATACAGCTCAAAGTCCTATTAGTAACTTAGAAAACTTATTAGCTGCTGGTGCTGGAACTTTACCTTATGTTCAAGGTAAATTTTTAGCTATACCTGGTGCTTATAATACTCCTACATTTACTATAGATGAATCTAATTTAGCTGGTGATGTTACTGTTGATGGATCTGCAGGTTCTGCAAATCTAATAAATACTGTATCTGGTACGATTAAAAATCCTGCTAATAAATGGGAAGAGAGTGATTTTCCAAAACAAACTCATTCTAATTATATTTTAGAAGATGGAGGTTATGAATTATTACATAGTGTTAAGTATCCTTTTACTACTAGTAATTTTGATGCTCAACGCTTAGCTAGAATTAGCTTACAGAGAGCAAGACTAGGAGTTAGTGCAACTTTAATCTGTAATCTTAGTGTTATGGAAATACCTGTTGGGTCTTTTATAAAAGTAAATATAGATAGACTTGGTTGGTCTGATACTAATGGAAATAATATATTTTCTGTTACTTCATGGTCGTTGCAGGATAGCAAAATAGTTCTAAAAATAAGACAAGAAGGTAGCAGTGCTTATGTTTGGGATAAAACTACTTTAGAGCCTATAAAGTATTCTCCAACAACTTCTTATTCTAGTTCTCCTGACTTAAGTCCAGTTTCAGCTTTAACTATTACTTCTGATAATAGTACTTTATATAAAACTGGAGATGGTACAGTATTACCACAGGCAAAAGTTACTTGGACAGCTCCTACTCAAGAAACAAGAACGTTGTTAGAGTTAGTTATAAATATTACCTCTGGTGTTAGTGCTAACGAAACTAGAACAGTAACTTTAAATCCTAGTGATGAACAGTATTTTATTAGAGATGTTAAAGATCAAGATCTTGTTAGTGTAGCAGCAACTATAAAGTATACTGATCCTAATATAGAAAATTCTAATATATATACTACTGTCAGTGCTAGTGGTACAGTTGTAGGGAAAAGTGCAGCACCTAATCCAGTAACAGGACTAAATGTTACCTCCGGTTTAGACGGTCAGATAAAAATTAGTTGGACTAATCCTACTGATTTAGACTTTAAACATACTACTATATATAGTGCTAATGTTAATAATTGGAATGATGCTTCTAAAAAGGTAATTGGTACTACTAGTGGTACTACTTTAACTGATGTTGATAACCAATATGCTACTATGTACTATTGGGCTATTGCTGAAGATACTACTGGTAATGTTAGTGTAAGAACTCCTAATGCTATAACTGGTGTATCTGGTACACAGAATCTAGTTGATGCGCAGGCATCCGCTAATACTGCAGAGGCTAATGCTAAAGCGTATACAGATAATGTTGTAAAAACACTAGCTGATAATGCCTATGCTGGTACAGATAATGCTTCAGTATATGCTACACTAGATAAAGCACCTTTCTTAATGTTTCAAGTAGTTAATAATAATACTTGGCCTGATACTTATGGTGGTGTAGTTACACACTGGTATGCTAGTAATAGAGCAACTCAAGTATTTTATCTAGCAGCAATCAGTGCTGCTAATGAGTCTGAAGAATGGACTCGTGAAGTTAACCCAACTAGTTATCCTACTTGGTCAGCTTGGAAAAAGAAAGAAATTTATTCTAATTCTGATATTGATGTGTTACAGACTATAAATGCTCCTTCAGAGGCTGGTGCAACAGCTGGTTCAACTTGGAATAGTAATATATCTGGGCAACCTTCTGATACTACTGTATTAAATACTAATCAGCAATGGTCTGATGTAATAAATTCCAGTGAAATACTAAAACGATACAATGGTAATGATTTAGCGACAGCCAATAGAGAATATTACATTAGTTGTCAAGTTGATAATAATCATAATGCTAATGGCTGGTATAAAGTTGCGTCTTTCACATTAGTTAATAATTGGACAAGTTGGTCATTTAACGGAACTGCAAACTTGGGTTCTTCTACAGGTAGATATACTAATTCAGCTCGTGTATCAATTAGTGGGGTTGTTACTAGTGGTTCACCCTTAGGAATTGGCTCAAGTGTGTTTTCTGTATCTGTGGATAATCAAACTCAATTTGATGCCAGATTCAAAGTATACAGAGAAGCAATTGGAAACCCTATAAATTCATACAAATGGACTATATATGCGTACACAACAAATTATACATCTGTAAGGTTAGAGGGTATATGGAGAAAAGGTACTGGGTCGACTGCTTGGATTAATGATAATCAAACAGTAGGCAATAGTTTAGGCACAACTTACTCTCCAGTAGGAATTTTATTAACGCCTAATTTTAACTATGAACCCCAAGCAACAGTAGGAGCTCAATCTGGGGTAAATATTAAAAACTATGGTGGAACTGTTGTAGGTGATACTCAGCTATTAAATGCTAACACTACTCCCGCAGATATTGGATACACTGGCGCTTTAAATGCTACACAAAACCAATCAGATGCTCAAACGCAACAGGATATAACTACCGCAAGAACTATTGCGATGGCTAATGCAACTGGTGCAAATTTATTAAATACAGGCACGTTCACTGATAGTTTATTTAAAGGTGATTGGACAAGTGGAAGTGTCGTGGCTATTTCATCAGTTGCAGGTGTGTCAGCATTAGACGGATATACACACGCTCTAAAGCTAACCCAGAGAGATAATTATGACCAAACCAATAGAATACCAGTAACGCCGGGTGAAACAATGTACTGGGCGTGTTGGATTAATACACAGGCTACAACGCAACTAACGCAGTTCGGGTATAGACAGTGGATAGGTGGGGTAGCACAGAATTTGTGGCCTTATGCAGTAAATTTAGCTGCTGGTAATGATTGGACATATTTAACAGGTGAGTTGGTAATTGCATCTGGAACAACATCAATCGCACCATTTTTACAGATTAATTCATTTAACACTTTTGGTGAACCACTTGTACAAGGCTTGGTAATTTCAAGGACTAACCCTAATGCTGATATAACAGCTAGTAATATAGCTGCTGGTATAGCTGGACAAGGTAAATTAGCTTTATTAAACCAAGTAGATAATACACAAATAGCTAATGGTACAATCACTGATGCCCAAATAGGATCACTTAGCGCAGACAAAATTACTGCTGGTACATTAACTGCTAGAACAGTACAAACAAAATCTACTGGCCAGAGAATGGTATTAAATTCAACAACTAATGAAGCTGAATTTTATGATAGTAATAACTATAAAGTAGCTACTATTGGTATTAATCTTGGATATGGTACAGATAATACTGTTCTAAAGTTAGGCTCTAGTTTAGCAACTACAGGAAAGTATCAAGCTATTCATGCTGAAAGTAATGGGCCTACATATACTATACGTGCGCAGAATTATAAATCAGGATATTCTAGTGCTATAATTGGTTATGGCTATGTTAGAGGGGTTGAAGGAGGAACTAATGGCAATTCAAAAGGAGCTATTGGAGTAACAGCATTTGCATCTACTGCAGAGGGAGTTCCATTGTATATAGAGCCATCTATTGCAAGCTATAAGCCTGCTGGTGCTTATGAAGGATCTATGTGGGTTCCTTCTGATGGTAATTCCATGCATGCTTATCTAAGTTCACGGTGGAATGAATTTTCAGTTACTAGGGCAAAGAGTATTGGTTCTTCTACACAAGGGTATAAACACTTTAATGATGGTTTATTAATTATTTGGGGTACATTTGCTTCAAATACAGTAAACAATCAAACGGTTTCTTATCACTCAGGATTAACTTTTACTACTCCATTTTTAACAATGGCTATTCCAAATGATAGCTCTATATCTGACGCTGTAGGAATACATGTGCACTATATAACTACATCAAATTTTGTAGTGCATAGGGATATAAGTATGAGTGCTAATACAGCACGATATATAGCTTGGGGGTATAAAGCATGAGTATAATAAATAATTTTCCAGTTAATATTAACTTACAGTTATTAGCTAATTATTTAGGTGTTCGTACAGAAGATTTATATACAAGTCATCCTGAAGTAAATGGTGAACCAGATCTTACAGTCTTCAATTTAGATGTTCAAGGTATAGATCAAGCAACTCTAGATGCATTAATGAGTTCTTTTGACTATACTATAGAAGAAGCAAATACTATAGAAGAATTAAGAGTAGCTAAAATTAAGTCTAAAGCCTCATCTGCAATATTAGCAATAGCAGATGAAGTTAAGCAGCGAAACATGATTGCTAGAGAGCTGGAGCTAACAAACAAGATAGCCACTGGCGCAGCACTTACCGTCACTGAGCAAGCGGAGTCCGATGTCATTAAGTCTATCTGGTCTCAAATAAAAACAATAAGGGACGCAAGTAATCAGGCGGAGATAAATGGAACTCTTGCAGATAACTTTAATCCATAATAGGAGAAATTAATGAATATATTTTTATACTTCCTTCTACTAGCAGTAACTCTGCTAGTAACCTTTCCAATTTTAATGAGCTTAATGGCTAAGTTACAAGATACTAAATTTGAGTATTTACTATATCCTCTAGAAGTTGTATTTGTAGCCCTAGACTGGCTGCTAGATAAGTATTTTATCTTTATGCCTTTTATAGGTGGGCCATCTAAGTCTTGGAAGGATCTAGTTACAAATAGAGTAACTAGATACAAATACGAAGAGCCTAAAGGTAGCCTTAGAAATAAGCTCGGTGTAGAAATATGCCGATACCTAGATAGGCATGATTACAGGGGGGTACATTGTAAAAAATGAGTAACTTTAGTAAAACATCTAAGGATAGATTAGATACTTGTGTTCCTGAATTACAGGATTTATTTAATACTGTAATTAAGTATTATGATTGTACTATATTACAAGGGCATAGAAGTAAGATAGACCAACAATACGCTTATTCTACTAAAAGATCAAAAGTACAGTGGCCTAACTCTAAGCATAATTCTTATCTTAGTGAAGCAGTTGATGTATCACCTTATCCAATTAATTGGGGTAATACAGGTACTAAAAAAGAAAGACAGAAAGCAATTGCTAGATTTTATCATTTTGCTGGTTATGTTAAATGTACTGCTGTTCAACTTGGAATAAAAGTAAGATGGGGAGGAGATTGGGATGGTGATGGAGATTTTTCAGATCAATCCTTTGATGACTTACCACATTGGGAGATATTAAGCAGATGAGTATTTTTATAGATACTGAGAAAGATGATTAGTAAATATATATCTGCTATCCTTGGCGTAGTTTTATTAACTATGTCAGGGTATGTCTTTTATCTTAATGGTGTAATTAGTGATAAAGATAATGCACTAGGAATGGCAAAAGCTCAACTTACTATCTGTGAAGCTTCTGCTGAAAATTTAAAACAAGCTATTACTCATCAAAATTCTATTATAGATAACTTTAATAGAAAGTTAGAAGATACTAATAGTAAATTAAGTAAAGCTAGCACTGAAAATGTTAAACTAAAGAGTAATGTGTCCAAGCAACTTAATTCAATTAATAAAAAACAACTAGAAGGTTGTACTGATACAATGGAGTGGATGTTAGATGAAGCGATTAATATTAGTACTACTAATTAGTAGTTTCCTCGTTGGCTGTCCTAAGCCAAAGCCACAAATAGTATATAAAACTAAGTATGTTGATGTACCTGTATATCAAATACCTAAATTTGATATACCACCCGAACCTGTCTTACCTACTGATTTATTAGTAGAACAAAATAGAACCGACTATGCTACTATAGGCAAAGCCTATGTAGCTACAAAAATAACACTAGAAGGTTATATTAAAGAGTTGCTTAACTTATTACAGGCAATAAAAAAGGAAGAGTAGTTACTACTCTTCCTTCTCTACTAAGTTAGCCAGTTCCTGTATCCAACTTATTCATTTCCAAACATCCTGCCAACTACCAGTCATAGCTCCCTTAGAGTATTCTGTAGCTCTATTCTCAAAAAAGTTTGTATGCTCAATACCACTTAACATATCTTCCATCCAATCCAAAGGACTTTCCCTCATATCATAATTAGTTTTTAGACCTAACTGCAATAAGCGTCTATCCGCGATAAATCTAATATAAGACTTAGCTTCCTCTGCTGTAATACCTTCAATCTTATAGTCTTTAAAAGCATTATCAATAAAAGCATCTTCTAGCTTAACCATAGTTCTACAAATATCATAGATTTCTTTTTTGAAATCATCTGTCCAGTATTGAATATTTTCTTTTACTAGAGTTCTGAATACTTTAGTCATAGCTTCAATATGTAGTTCTTCATCACGGATAGACCAAGTGACAATCTGTCCCATTCCCTTCATTCTATTAAATCTAGAAAAATTAAGTAAAATAGCAAAACTAGAAAATAAATGCAATCCTTCAGTAAATCCGCTATATACTGCTAGCGACTTCATTAATGATGGTATATCAGTTACTTTATACTGCGTTACATATTCATGCTTATCTACCATAACTTTATAATCATTAAAAGCAGAATAAATTGACTCTTCAAAACCTAAAGTATCAATCAAATAAGCATAAGCATGCTGATGAATGGCTTCTGTATTACCTATAGATAGCATCATCATTCTTAGTTCTGGTAATTTGAACCATGGCATGTAATTCTCAACATAACCTTTTGCTACATCAACATCGCTCTGTGTAAAGAGCATAAACAAGTCTTGTAATAAGGCTTTATCATCGTCTGATAATCTCAAATTCCAATCTTTTATATCTTCATGCAATAATACTTCTTCAGGAATCCAATGTATCTTATTTTGCATCTGATAGTAATCAAATGCCCATTCATACTGAAAAGGCTTATACTCTGTTCTAGTACCTAATATTCCTTTATTGGCAGCTAAGACATTCTTCGTCATCTAATTTAACCCTCTCTATTTTACTGATTATATCAGCTCTCTGTAGTGTATTTGATCTACAGTAGTATAATGATTTTAATCCATGTTTCCATGCTCTCATATGTATCTTGTGTAAATATAAAATATCTACATTTGCTGGTACAAATATATTTATTGACTGTGCTTGACATATATAAGGTTGTCTATCTCCTGCATGATCTATAATCCATCTCTGGTCTACTTCCTGTGCAGTTTTAAATATATCCTTCTCATAATCTGTTAAAAACTCAAGACTACGTACAGAACCATTATCACCTAATATTTGCTTCCATATTTCTCTAGTATTTTTATCATACTTTTCTTCTAGTAGTTTTTCTAATTCTTTGTTCTTTACAGTAAAAGAACCACTTAAAGTCTTTTGTGTAAAAATATTACTAACAATTAGTTCAATACTAGGAGATACTCCGGCTATAATAGCGGAGCTAGCATTTGGAGCGATTGCTATTAAGTGAGCATTTCGACGACCTGTGCCCTCCATATCCGAAGGCTCGCCTCTTTCTTCCGCTAACACGGAAGAGGAGGCTATCGCTTCTTCATAGATATGCTTCGCAATTTGTCTATTTAAAGAAGTTGCAAGAGCACTTTCAAATGGAATACCTTTCTTCTGAAGTAAACTATGAAATCCTAATTGTCCTAGTCCTATACTTCTTTCTGCTTTGGCAGAATTTACCGCTCTCCACATTTCTTCAGGAGCATTATGAATAAAATATTCTAGGCCATTATCAATCATTTCTACTAAATCAGGAATAAAGTCTATATTATTTTTCCACTCATCAAAAAAGTAAGTATTAACACTAGATAATGCACATACTGCAGTTCTTTTTGGGGAAGTAACCAGTACAATCTCTGTGCATAAATTGGACTGTTTAACGGTTAAACCCAGTTTCTTCTGGCTCGCAGGTAAAGCTTCATTTATTGTATCAATAAATGTTATATAGGGTTCACCAGTACTAACTCTATTCTCTAGAATACGTTGCCATAATATTTTTGCACTAATTGTAGAAACAACTTTATTAGTATGTGGATCAATTAAATCCCAAGAATCATCAATATTTTCTTCGCTAGAAGCTAAATCCACTAAACGCATAAATTTATTAGTTATATTAATTCCATGATGCAGGTTTAAACACTTACGATTAATATCTCCAGATGTTGGTTTTCTAATATCTAAAAACTCTAGAACCTCTGGGTGACTAATATCCTGATAGACCGCATATGACCCTCTGCGAGTCTTGCCCTGGGAGAAGGCTAACATTTGGCTGTCAACGATCTTCATGAAAGGTATAGAACCTGTGGATTCTGATCCGTGGGACGTTGACGTCCCGTCTGATCGAACTGTACCCCAATATCCACCAATTCCTCCACCATTAGAAGCTAACCAAATATTCTCTGTATAATGTTCTCCTAGACCTCCTCTAGAATCTGGAACATAGTTAAGAAAACAACTAATAGGTAATCCTATTTTTGTATCTTCAAATAACTCTGCATCCCAGTTATCTTCCCATTTCTCTGCGAAAGCTAGTCTTACTGGAGCATTACTTAGTTTTGGTGTAGAAAAAGAAAACCATCCTTTACTAACATAATCATATAATCTTTCTGCATGTGCTTCATTACTAGCCCAAGCTCTACAGGCTCTTAGAAACCCTTCTTGTGGGGATGTTTCTGTATCTAATAAATATCTATCCTTTAGGGTTGCTTTAGCAAAGTCTGTTAATCTCTCATCTCTACTATAATCTATTATTGACATAAATCCTCGATTTTATTATTAAGATCATCTATATTATCTCCTATAGCTTCTTCGCTATATTCAACTAAATCCATTAGTCTACAATTTAATAATAGTTGATCTCCGAAAGCATTTAAGTTTTGCATAAATACTCTTTTATCATTTATCGGTAGTCTAGTATAAATATCATATACTGAACCATATTCTTTTACTAAAGCTGCTGCTCTTTTCTCTCCGATTCCGGCAACGCCAGGAATAGAGTCTGATTTATCTCCTTGTAAAGCTTTAACACTAATATGTTCTTCTGGGGAATAATCATAGTGTTCATTCCAGTTCTCTAGTGTTGTTTCCTTTCTAGTTCTATAAGAAAATCTAGATACTTTATCAGTTATAAGTAAATCCCAGTCTCTATCAGTTGATAGCAACCATATGTGGTCGTACTTATCTAGAACTTCTTTTCTAGTTGCAATATAGGCAGCAATGTCATCAGCTTCTACGCCGATATATTGAATACCACTATAATTACTAGAGCATAAATCAAAAGCTAACTTCCAATCTTGCATAAAGTCCTCAAATTCTTGAGCTTCTTCTTTACTCTGATTAGCTCGCATTCTTTTTCTATCCCCTTTGTAATCAGAATAGATACGTTTTCTATATTCAGAGCCACCATCAGAAAGAATTATAACATCAGATGCAGAATAACTATTAGCAAAACTACCAATAGTATTTAAATATTCTACTGCAAAGTTTCTTTTCTTAGCATGTTTATATCTAAATGCTAAGTTGAAACCATCTACTATCATTAAATTATTACCTTCTTCTGGCATTGTACTACTAAAACTTTTACTCATTTTATAAATTCTACCTCTGGCATTATATACGTTTTAAATTGATCGTAAGTACAAATCACTAAATCTTCCGGCATATAGTGTAAATACTTCTTAGGTAGTATAGCATCTTGTTTTCTTAGTGCTACAAACCACTTACTTCTATCATGTTTAAAAAATAGAATAGGTTTTTTACTAACCTGTACACCTTGTCTTTTTGCTTGTTCCCACCAAATTAATAACTGTGGATTCTTATCTGTTAGTAAGTTACAGGTTAAATGACAATCTTTATAATGTTTTATTTCTATAACAAACAGATTATGTTCACCAGGAATATAACAATCTCCTTTTAATAAATGATCTGCATGCAATGCACCAGATCCTGGAGTGCGCTTCCAAGTAAATCCTGTATCTGCAATTAATAACTTTACTAACGCAGCCTCTGCTCTAGCCCCTTTTTGTCTAGAATCTACTGCCATTACATACCTCCTCTCTGCATAAAATTTGTCAATGTGTCATCTAGCTTCTCATATTGATGTATTACTTCCTCTCTGGTTGGTTTACTATAGCCTAATACTTCACACTTTTGCATTACTTGTTCTGCTGGTAAATGTTCTACCCAGCCTTCGCTAATTACTTCTAAAATATCTTCATACTGGTTATTCATCAGTTATCCTGCTAATTCTATCTTCTTTAGTAATAGTTAGTTTTGGTACTAAAGGATGTGTATAAGAATGTGTTACTAGAAAAGTATTTAAGCTACTCTCACTAAGTAATACAGTTATTAAATCTTCTCTACCTATATCATCTAATACACCCATTATTTCATCTAGAAATAATACATTAAGTTTTGTATTAGATAAACTTTGCATTAGTCTTCTTATTGCTAATAGAGTAGATACATTAATTTTTGCTAATTCACCTTCAGATAATTCATTAATACTAATTATACTATCATAGTCATAAACATCTATGTTAAGTTTATCTCCTTTTAAAGCAAAACTTAACTGAAACTGTCCTCTAGATAATTCCTCTAGGTATTCATTTATAACAATCTCTAAATCTTTAGTTAAATATTCTAGTTTATAGGAAACTATACCATTAGTACTCAGAGCCTCTTTAATAATTTCTAGCTCTTCTATTTCAGTAAATAGTTCTTCTAACTTATTCATTTCCTCTTTAAGACTATCTGAATATTCTTTTAATTGTTTTTCATGAGTTTGTTTATTAGTATTATTAACAGTAGCACTAACATTATATTCTTGAATCTCTTTTATATCTTTCTGCCTTTTAAGTATCTTAGTTTGTAAGTCTTGAATACTTGAATTAATATCTTCTACATCTATAAGAGTATCAGGTACTTCATCATCAATTAAATTAGTAATAGTCTCAAATTCATTAGTTACTTTTTTAATCTTATTATCATGATCTAGTTCTTCATGTAAAAATTTAAGATTTGTGATAGTGTCACTCAGATTTTTTTCAATATCTTGCATTTCCGCTCGATACTTTTGCTCTAATTCTTTACTTTCGCTTATATCTATTGATTGCTTACAAGTAGGACATATATCGCTTTTTTCACTTAGAACTTTAATTAATTTTTGTTTTTCATTTTTAATAGCTGTCAAAGATATTTTATTGGCCTCAGCAGTTGCTATACCCCTTGGATTCTTAAGAGAACTATGTAACATAGACTTATCTAAAGTTTCAAGTTGTCTTTTGTATGTGTTATTCTTATTAATTCTCTTATTAATATTAGTAGCATCGTTTTTCTTACTTTCTAACTCATGTACCACAGCAATTTCTGTATCTGGAGCTTCCGGTACTTCCTTTAAATCCATTTCCTTAAAAATAATACTACTATGTTTTTCTAGCCATCCGTTAATAATATCATACTTACCTTGCACATTAGATAACTCTAAATTAGTACTACCTAATTTATTCTTAAATACCTCGTGTAATTCAGTATATGCTTCTAGATTGAACAAAGTAATTAGAAATTTCTTTCTTTGTGTATCCGTAGAAGTTAAAAACTCTAAACTAGATTTACTGCTCTGATAAATTAATTGTGAGAAAGTATCAAAGTCCATGCGTAAAATGTTTTCGATAGATTTCAAAGTAGCCGGCGCAGTGTGAGAAGAAATATCCTCCTCGTCTTTAAATAGTACTAATACTACTTTAGAGCCGTTTCTAGAATAGGATAATTTATACTCTACTTCATCAACAGAAAACCATACACTAGCACTTATCTCCTTTGCTTCAATATTTCTATTGAATAACTTAGCCTTAGCTATTTTCTTAACATTCTTTCCATAAAGAACTTCCTGTAGAATTATTGGTATAGAAGTTTTGCCTACTCCGTTTTGACCCAGTAACTGAGTTACAGTAGTTTTATTGAAATCAATACTATTATCCTTGCCATAACTAAAGAAATTACTCCATTGCATTCTTTTAAATATTATCATTAAATCTCCTACTAATATTATCAGTATTCTTTATTCCTTTTATCTTTTTTAGGTATGCTACTAACTCTGCTTCTATAGTCTCTAAATTAGAAAAATCTAAAGTAGCTTCAACTTTACGCTTAACTATTTTCTTATCTAATAAAGGATTAACTTTATTAGCTTTAGCAAGGTTTGATAAGTCTCCTGTTAGTTCATAAATGGTGTGATCAAATTCGGTGGGAACCATATCATCTTCAGATTCTACAGTTTTTCTGATTAGTTGTGGGAGTTTTAGATGTATCCATTCATATTCACCAGTTTCGCTATCAAAGATTATAACTCCTGTTTTAGTACTACCTCTATGAAAGGTTGTAGTCATAGGAGATCCTGGATAAACTATGTTTCTTTGACAATTAGAATGAGAGTGTAAATCTCCAGCAAATACTACTTTCCATCTATCAAACTTAGTTAGATCAATTTCTGGTTTAACATGTGGTTCTATTGCACCCCTAACATGTGTTAGTAGGATATCATTAGAAAAGTCTGAAGGCTTAAATGTTTTTAAATCTTCATATGGTATTATATCCATACCTAAGAGCTCAGCAGTACCTATTACTACTGTTATATTAGGATTTAGTCTTTCATACATAGGCTTTAAAACCTCAAAGAAAGTTCTACCTTTCTTACTAGCCTCATGATTACCACTAAAAATTATAGTTGGTATTTTTACTTGTACTAAATATTCAGCAAATAAAACTTGTTCCTCTAGTGTAGGAACTCTATCATATATATCTCCACCTATTACATGGTAATCTACTTTTTTCTCTAGAGCTAATAACTCTTTGAATAATAGTCTGAATCTATTTATTTGCCAATCTTTTGGTACATTGCGTTGACCTAGCTTAATGTGTAAGTCTGCACTAAATAAAACTTTACTCATTTGTACCTCATTATAAATATGTAGCCCAGGTTTACTGGGCTACATAAAGGTCTTTTAACCTTCTAGCTCATTTACAGCCTCTGCATCTTCTGTGGTTTCATCACCACCAAAGAAAGTTGCTAAGATAAACTTATGTTGCTCATCTGCAGTTGGACGTGGTACTAATGTGTCAATATCCGGCATATTAGCTACTGTCTCTTTTTGTACATCATTTAATGCAGTGTTTTTACATTTAAGTTGCTTTAAGTTATATTCAACATTAAACGCTTGAGTTCCAGTTTTCTTACGCTCTATTGGAAGATCCCATCCTTTATCAACATCTGTAGGATCACCAAGCTCTGCTGCTACATCCATAATTTGTTGATATAATTTTTTCTTCATTGGGATTAACACAGTTTTTGTATCATCTTTAGGGTCAATAGCTCTGCATACATAAGACCAAGAACAATGAATTTCTTTTCCATTATCATCAGTACCAAGTAATTCTTTAAACCAATCCTTTTCTACATTAGTAAATTTTTCTTGATCTCGATCGAAAGCTAAACACTCAATTGAAATGTTTTTTCCGTCTGGAGTTCTTTTCCAGTAAGAATATCTTGGAACAATATCTCCTACTAATCTTAGAGTTTGATCTCCATCTACCCATTTGTAATAAGTTCCACCCTTTTTTGCTGATCCATTGGATTCTGAAAAACCTTTTGCCATCTTTATTTTTCCTCATATTTGAAGATTATATCTTCATCAGTCACAGTGAGCATAGTATTTAATCTTAATCTCGAAAGATCATATTTATGCTCAATGTAGTATGTTGGTAATCTAAGATCACCTGTTTCTTTGTAATTGATATAACTGCGTTGTGCAGCTAAATCTAAGTATAAGTAAATCTCACTATCTGTGTGTTTACTCTTATTAGATAATATCCCATTAAAGTTAAGCAGAAAACCTGACTTATCTTTAAAAGAGGCTATTACACCTAATTCTTCTCTAGTTAATGTTTTAAAATCTATTTTATTATCTAGTATATATAGAATGTTAAATATATAATAAATAGGATGCTTAGATAATACATTCCAATCGTATCTAATCAAGTCGTATCTCCCTTATTTTATAACCCCTATTAATATAGTAATTAACTCTAGTAGCTAATTGACGTCTACCAACTGGATCATCTAATCCTATATCAACTATTTCTGGGTTCTTTTTTCCTTTATGTGGTCTAGTTACTCGACCTATAACCTGTTCTAGTAAAGGTTCATTATTTATTGGTGCTCCTAGTACTAAACAACTAAGAGGATTAACAGAAATACCCTCTTTATAAATACTAGTGATACCAAATAAACTATTATATTTAGTAGGTATATCATAAAACCCTTCATGTATTTCCTTTCTATTAGTGGTTTCGCTAGTTACTTTGACTGAGTTAGCTACTCTTTTAGTACATACATCTAGGAAATTTAATCTATCTCCTATGCACAATACTTTGTGCCCTTCTACATTAGATTTAATATCTACTAGGTTTGATACTAACTCTATATATTCTGGATTATCACATAATTCTGTTAGTTGAGACGCCCAACCACCAGATGTTTTCCTAGAGAGTTTTCCTACCTTTGAAACCTTACCGACTGATAACCTTAGTTTTGTTCTGATAATCGTTATAGTTGGTATTAATGCGGTATCCGTATCCGGTATAAATATATCCTTACTAAAATAATCAGGAATAAATACATGTTTATTATCTTTGCGCTTAATAGTAGCACTTAGCCCAATCTTATATCGTGCATAAGAAGAATCTACAATTTTTTTAAATATTGTAGATGGTGTCCTATGAACCTCATCAACTATTAGAGTACCAAACTCTTTAGAGAATTTATCTAAATGCTTAACTAGAGTTTGTGTATTACTAATAACAATACTAGTACTACTATTTAGTTTACCAGTACCTATAATATCTGGCCTAAAGCCAAATAATTTATAAGTTTCTTCTTCCCACTGATCTCTTAGTGCTGTATTATGAACTACTACTAAAGTTTTTAACCCTAATTTCTTAGCTATATGTAATCCTGTAAAAGTCTTTCCATACCCAGGTTTTGCATTTATCAAACAATTATCATTAACTGCATCAAAAATACTAACTTGATCTTCCCTTAACTCTATCAAAGGTTTAGGTATGCTAGCTCCTACACTAGTTCTTTTATCAATAATTTCATAGTCTTCCGGTATTAATTCCTGTCTACCAATAGGTATAGAAAATACTGTAGGACTTATCATTACTATATCATTAACAATTTCTGGCCGACCAAATTTAGAATTTTTTGGTGGTATTACATAGTATAATGCTTCCCTGCATCTTTTAAATAATTCCGGTGTACTACTAAGATATATTCTATTACTAAGAACTGCTTTCATACTAATCTCCATGTTTCCTTCTTATCTGTACTAGATAATTCATATAATAAATAGTCATCATATATCTGTAGCAAGCCTAAGTATTTAGGCATTACTACAGGTATAAAACTAATTAAAATTGGTTTAAATATATCTTCACAGTAGACTAATAGTTTGCTATCTTTAGTTATAACAATATCTTTTACCTTTTTATATATTAATTTCCGTCTATTTGATTTCTTATAGAAGAATAAAGTACCTTTACTATCTATATACGTCTTAGACAGATGAGTATTATTAATAACGTCTGCCCAATAATAAAAAATCTTAGTTAGTTTATATATTCTTATTCCCTCGTCTAAATAAGAATGCTTTAATCGTATTCTTCTTTTACCTAGAGTATCACCACTAAGATTTTTATTATCAATAATATAAGTACCTCTATTATCCTCTAGATATATAATACCATCCTTTTCTTCTATACTTCTGTAAGTACGGATATGATATAGTGGCCATACTAGCTTTTTATTCATCTTTTTTAAAGGAATAGTCTGTTCCTATCTCTTGGTCTACAGCAATAGGACAACCTGGAATACTACAACCAAAATCCTGTTGTGTAAGTTCTTGAGCAATTTTTAAATACTCATCAAGATTGTTATTATTTACTATAGCTAAGATAGAGTCATGTACTAAGCCAAAAATCTCTACATCTAAGTTCCTATCATTGATGTATTGTTGTATATCAATACTAGCCAATAGGTTAATATCAGAAGCTACAGACTGTACTAGAAAATTAATTCCACTTCGTACCTCATGTCCTTGAGTCTGTCTATCCTTAGAGAATACATTTCCTAATCTTCTTTTTCTGTTAAAGATTGAATAAATATATCCCTGTTTCTTAATTAACTGCTGATTTGTAGATAACCATTTCTTTAGTTTAGGGAAAGCTGCAAAATATTGTTCAATAGCTTCATTAGCATCTTGTACTGTAAAATTACCACCCTCACTATTTACAGTATTTGCTACCTTGTCCGGCCCTGAGCCATATAGAATACCAAAAGAAATAGCTTTTGCTGCTTGTCTTTGTATTGGATATAATTCTTTAACTTCTTTAGCATCACAAGGTAATCTAAATACCATATGTGCAATAGAGGAGTGAAAATCTGCTCCAATCCCTTTTTGTTTATCAATGAATACTTGCATTAAGTTTTTATCTTTTGATAGAACTGCAGCAATGTACATTTCTGCTGTACCAAGATCCTGTGATACTATACTATATCCTTCTGGAGCAGTAATACAACTTTTTACCCGTTTATCATCTCTAGGTAATTGTTGCATATTTAATGTTCCAGAACTACTAAGTCTACCAGAAGTAGTAGTAGTTAGGTTATAGTTTGTTCTTAATCTACCATCCCAATCAAGATGCATTAGCACTTTATCAATATAGGTAGATTTAATCTTTTTAGCTTTCTTTATCTGACTAATATGTTCAACTATAGGGTGTAATTCCGATAAATAATCTAATACTTCAGCGTCTACACTATTAGCTCCAGTTGCAGTCTTTTTACCGTGTACAGGAAGATTTAACATACTATAAAATAAATATCGTAAATGTTGAACAGAATTAGGATTAAACTTAACCTCTAAAGTTTCTTCTAGTTTAGATATTTCTGGGTATTTGTAGATAGATTGTTCTAGTTGGAATATTTCATCATCTAACGCTGTTTGAGTAACTAATAGTTTTTCTTTTGAGAAAGGAACTCCATTATCCTCAATCTTTATTAAAAACTTAGCACCTTTCTTCAGCATTTCATACGCTTTGTTTATTCTGCTATTCTTAACTATATCAATAAACTTTGTATATAATTCTAGAGTACCCATCGCATCTTTTGCTGCATACGGATACATAATATCAAATGGAATTAAATCATAAGTAAAATCTGCCTGCTTTACTTTATGTAGCCTACAGTAATCTTTCTTAAATTGGTCTAAATCCCTATCATAATCTCCTAGATCAGTATATTTTATACATAATTGTTTTAGTCCATGAGACCCAGTAGATTCATCTAGAATATAGTGTAACATTAAAGTATCTTCGAAAGAATCTGGATTAGTTATATTATCTAAGTCAAAGTCTAACCCAAAATGATAATTTAACATATGTATATCAAATTTAGCATTATGGAATACTATAATGTGTTTATTAATAATAGCTTGAATAATCTCTATGCAGTCCTCTGCAACAACATCAGCAGAAATGTAATAACCTTTAGTAATAGAATTTGCTATACTAATTCCTAGTACTGTACCTTTTCTACTATATAAAGCAGTTGTTTCAGTATCCAGAGCAACCGGCCCAACTGGAGCATCTAGAATTTCTTTTAGTATAGTCAGAGCTTCCTGCTCATCTTCTACTCCGATTGATTCCCTCCAAATGGGCTGCTTTTTATCTCCTGAAATATACTCTAGTATATTACTAACTGATCTATCAAATGCAGATTTCATATCTGGTTTGAATATTAACATCCCTGGATCAATTAAAGGTAAATATTTTTCATCTACTAGATAACCTTGATGAGTAGATACATTACCAGAACAATATTTCTTAGTTGGTTCTGCCCCTACTAAAATTATAAAGTCATAATCTTCAGTGTCTATTTCTATATCCATATCAGCTACTAATAGCTTTTTCTTGTTTTGTGATGATAAATGATATAAGTCTATTTCAACTTCAGGAAATAGCTTTGCATAGTTAGTTCCTTTATCATATTTATCAATCAGTGCTACTCGTTTCATATATATACTCTTTCAATTGTTGAACTTCCTCTTTATTTAGATCACCAGCATCTTTATTTTTAGAAAATAGTGGAAAGTCTAGTACTACTTCTGTAATAAATAACTCAGATAATAGAAAAGCTAATTTCTTAGCAGAAGAATCTGCTCCAGTATCATATAAAATAAAAATCTTTTTAACACCTTGTATTTTTAAAGGTATAAATTTATTTAATACTTCTACTCTCTTATCTCGTTTTTTGGTCTCACCCATTGATTTACCAAAACCACATACTACATTAGTTAAACCTTTATCATATAGGTTTAATACATCAAATATACCCTCTACTAAAATAATTGAATCTTTGTAGATATCTGGTTTAGGAGGATAAATTGGTAATTTAACATGAGATGGGTCAATCAAATACTTAGGTGTTGCTTCACTAAAAGCATATCTACCTATAACTGCAATAAGTTTACCAGTAATATTGCTGATGGGAAATACAATTCTTCCCTCATAATTATCATGAGTAAAAGCTTCGAATTGCTTATACGTGTCTTTAGATATTCCCCGATAGTTTTGTTTAAAATCGCTTTTGCCTGGTGGTAATAATAATTCATTTTTTGTTATATCTCTAATTTTCTTTTTTAATTGTATCACTTTTATCGATGTGGTGTCAACTGATTTGTTAAAATGGGTGAATAGATTGCCACCAAAGCCACAAGAAAAACAACCCATCATACCAGTTATTCTATCAATACGCATAGAAGGGTTATTATCTTCATGGTTAGGATTTAAACAATGTATTAGTACATCTTTTCCTGCGCTAGTATATCTTATTCCTTCTTTCTCTAGTAACTCTACTACATTCATTTCAACTCCTTAGTGCCAAGGTAAATCTTGTGATTTCTCTTCGTTTTTACTTTCTTTCTTTTCTTCTGGTTCTGCTTCCTCTTTAGGTGGTAAATTTGCATCGTTTGGATCAATACGCATTGTTCTATCATCAATAGGAGAAGCCATTGTAAAAGGCTTCATATTTCTAGTTTTAGTAGATTCAAAATCTATTCTACCCTCTGATTTATTCAGAGTCATAGCAATATCAACACTATCTAAAATACCTTTTGAGAACCTTGCTTCACCTGTTTTATCTATTTGATATGGAGCAGCTAAAATTATATCATGCTTTCTAGCAATCTCCTTTAGTTTAGCTGATGTAGCTACTTGTACTTTCCAATCATACTTATCTTCTACGTTTATTACATTAAGATAATCTACTACTACTAAGTTTAAACTATCCCCAAACTGAGCTTTAAACTTCTGTATATTTAAGTCTATACTAGCTAATGTTAAACTAGGATTATCAACTATTACTAATTGATTATTTTCTTTTAGCTTCTTTGTATATATTAACTCATTTTTAAACTTTGTATAATCATTATGTTCTATATAGTTATGATAAACTTCTTCTCCACCTTCGAACATATGCGCTCTAACTTTAGCAATCTTATCTAGCTGAATATCAGTTAAATCTGCTTTTATAATATTAGTAAGAGGAACACCACTAAGCATTGCTAATGCTCTATTAAATATTTCTCTGGCTCGCATTTCAATAGTAAAGTAAAGAGAACTTTTTCCATATTCATATTGGTTAATCCATAAGTTTTCACTTAATATAGATTTACCACTACCTCTCATACCTCCTAGAGCTAAGACTTCTGTAGGAGCCATACCACCAATTTCTGCATCAAATGTATTATTAATGCCTAATGGCATTAATCCTAATAATTCAGGTTCAGTAGTAAGTTCTATTTCATCCATTCTAACAATATCTTCTGAGGATAATGTTTTCTCTTCTACATTTAATAGTATATTTCCTAATTCTTCCTTAATTTCTTCTGCGCTAAGAATAGTTATATGATCTACAAATTTATCTAACTCAGCTAAGGTTTCTTCCTGAGTAAAATCATTAATAAGAGCTTCTAGAGCTAAATCTAATTCTACGTCTGGAACTTCAATACTTTTTAATGCTTCTATTGCTAGAGCATTAATTGAGTTTCTATTAAATATTTCTAATTCAGAAAATGAAGGTAAGTCACTATGTGTTAGGTAAAACTTAGCTAACATCTTATAGATAGAACTATATTCTTGTCCGAAGTAACCTAGTTTTAGTTTAGACCATACCTCTAGAAATCCATCTTCTTTGCTTAGTATTTTATATAATACTATTCCACGAATATCTGCCATAAATTCTCCCTAACTAGAAAACTTTTCTTCATTCTCCATAATTACATCGTTTAATATAAATTGAAGGGTTTTGTGCACTTGGTGTCTTAATTCTTTTAGTTTAATTTGATATTGCTCTGGCTGGTCAAAAAATATTAGAGCTTGTTCTTCCGTGATTAGTTGCTCGATAGCAAATTGGATATAAGATTGAGGGGTTTTATTAACAGGGTCAACTTGTACTTCTGCATTTTTACCATAGACTGCGTGTAGGTTAGCAATAATTTCACCATTAGTTAAAGATTCACCGTCTTCAAATATTACTGTTACTTTTTTAGTCATTTTGCCTCACACATAAAAAAGCGGAGACGAGTGTCTCCGCTTTGCTTTTTTTTTCTTAACTACTAGTGATTAAGCAGCTTCTTCGGCTGCTTTAGCATTTTTAGCAGCTTTCTTAGCACCATCATAATCTTTTGCAACAAGAGCACGACGAGTAAGCATAGTTTTAACACCACGTTCTGTTTTATCAATTGCAGCAGCAATTTCAGCAACAGTCATTACAGAAACATCTTCAATATCTGCCAGAATATCAGCTTTAGCTGTAGCATGAGACTCTTTCTGCTTAGGCACAGTTAAACTGTCATCAGCACGGGTAAGAGATAATGCTTTACCACGAACAGAGTTAAGTTCACGACCCATAGCAGCAGCAATATCTTCTAAATATGCTCCGCTTTTCATAAGTTCAATAAATTTAACTTCTTCCTCATCAGAATATTGCTTAGCAGCTTCTACTTTAGGGGTAGGTTTAACGCTTTCAAATAGCTCCATAGATAATAGTTTACCTTGAATTTGCTTAGCAGTTCTAGAACCATTAAGTACTTGCTCTGCGATTTCAGCGTATGTAAACATACCAGCATTACTTTCTACAAAAGCACGCAGTTCTTCTTCTTCAGTAGCACTATAAGCAGCTACTTTTTTAGTAGCTGTAGAAGCTACGGAGTACTCAAGATTACGAAGTTTAGATGCGATTGAACGTACAGATACATCAAGTTGCTCTGCTGCTGTATTTTGAAGGTCTGCGGATACTTCAACAGAAGTGTCTGCTCCAACTAATCCAACTAATGTTGCTACTCGATCTTCTGTCCATGTTTGTTTGTTATTACTCATTTATTAATTTCCTCAATTAGATTTTTTATAGTTATTAGTGGAATACCATAACTATTTGCTTTAGATAATTTACTAGAAGGTTTATTATCTTCTACGATTAAATAGTCTAGAGTTTTACTTACTCCAGATACTACAGTTATTCCCTTACCTTGTAAGAACTCAGATGCTAAACTTCTAGAAGAAAAATCATTAAGTTTGCCTGTTATACAGACTTTTAGATTAATTTCTTTTACTTCTTGTTGTTTAGCAACAGGTGTAATTTTTATTGGTAGGGTTTTAAACTCTGGATATTCGTTAGTTACCCAATTCATTAATGATTGGGTGGCTTTATCTCCTAATCCAGCTTTTTTACAGTTATCTACTGTTATTTCATCTACACTATTAATAATAGCAGATAATTTCTTTCCAGCAGTATTACCAATTAATGGAATACTAAAGGCTGCAAGATATTTATCAAATGATGCTAACTTAGATAATTCTATTTCAGCAAAAAGTTTATTACTAATCTTTTCACCTACTAATTCTTCTACTTGTGTTTTATTTAAGGTATAAATATCTTGTATGCTATTTATACCTAATTTTTCAACAGTTTTTTCTCCAAGTCCTTTTATTTTCATAACCTTAATAAAGTGTAAGATCTTCTTAGTATTCTTAACTCCACAATTAGAGTTATAGCAGAATAATTGGTCATTAACTCTAGTAAGTATAGAATTACAAGATGGACAATTGGTTGGTATATTTATTTCTTTTTTCATTTTGTGTATATATTATATCAGTTTACCCAGCAAATGTCAAGAGTTATTTTTTATGGTTAGTTAGCACATGCGCGGAATAAATTAATGTATAAAATGTTGGTTGGTCGGCGCGGGGGATAATTTTACATATCATAGCTGTTAACTACTTCCCTAAAGGGAACTTCCCGCATATTTCTAATTGTTCCATTATCCGACTTTAGCATACAATCTACATCTTTGCGTAAACATAATAATTCATTAGATATATCTGCACCTCTATACCATTGACTTATATTTAATTCTGCGTATAATACAACATCTGCTAATGTATCTGAAGCTTGTCTCTTATCAGCTAGAATTTTAATAAGTACATCTTTAAGTTTCATTAGCTACTCCTAGTATCTTTGGTATAATACCTCCACTACGAGTAAGTAATAACTCATCACCTATTTTCATTCCCATAGAATCTATAAAACCTACATTATTAAGTGTAGCTCTACTAACTAAAGCATCTTCTACTACAATAGGTTCTAGAACAGCTACTGGAGTTACTTTACCAGATTTTCCAGTTTCCCACACTACGTCTAATAGCGTAGTAATTACTGTTTCAAAATCCTCTGTAGTTTTTAATGCAAATGCTCCTTTAGGATATTTATCAGTAAACCCTGCAAGATTATAAATAGTATTATCATTTTCTCTATATACAATTCCATCTGTTGGGTAGATATCTACTAAACCTTTGTCTAGTACAGTGGAGAACCCCCAATTACTTAATGTAGACATAGCCTCTCTATAAGTAGACTGTAATAATTCACTACCAATAAATACTGCATAAGCTATAAAAGTTAAATCTCGTTTTAGAAATTCTTCTTTATCTTTGAGATTAGCTGCTCCTGCTGCGTAGTTTCTAGCATTGTCAATAGTTAGTGGAGCTATAAGCTCTCCTACTACTTGGATAACATTATTAGAGCCGAATGTAATAGCTTGTGGTATTCCATTCCAACCTATAAAATTCTTAGTAACATCCTGGCCTATAATACCATCTCCTCTAGTAACTACTGAATCTAACATATTATTAATATAAGTTATACTAATACATGAGCCATCTAGTTTTGGAGATTCTACTGGATTGTCTAATTCTGGTAACTTATCACCTGTATAAAATTTTTGTAGGGAATATAATCGGTTGATATGGGGCAGTGTACCGCTTTTAAGCGGCTTTGCCCCGAGTTGATTATAATTATAAATGCGGGCTAAATAATCAAATTCTGCATCTGACAGGAAGGGATTGCCCTCATAATAAGCGCTAGCGGCCTTATCAAGATAGTTTTGGACGGACATTATTTAGTATCTCTGAAAGTGGTTGAACTTTAAATATATGTTCTGGATTATGAATCCAATATCTATTATCTGTCCAACTAAAAACAACTATATCAGTTTTATTCTTAGGCCAAGGTTTATTACCCCGTGTCCTAGACTTAATATAGGGATTTTTGAAGTCTAAAGTACATAACCGGTGGGTTACTGTACCTTTCTTAACTGTTTTTGTTCCTTTAGGTTCTTTATATGATAAAATAGCATCTCCATGTTGTTTTAGGAGACCAATAACTCTACCTTTATTCATTTTTGTTATCTCTTGTTAGCGTGGATTAATTGCGGGAGCTAGACCTTCTTGTGGTTTAATAACCACTTTAAGTTCTTTATGAACTCTGGTAAGGTCTGCTAATTCCCAATATGGTTGCATGGCATATTGCTGTTCATTACCCAGCAAATATATTTTATAGTAATTACCATCTTCATTACTGTATTTCTTTTCTACTAGAGCAGCACATTGATATCTAGCTGCGTATACTAAATCATCTTTTTCGTATTCTTCTGATACTGCACCATCTTCTATTAAATAAGGATTATGATAAGATGCTTCTGCATGCCTTATTGGAATATTAAGATCTTTAATACTCTCCTTAATTAAGGTAGCTGGTCTATAAATAAAATCAGATATAACAGAAATAGCTGTACCACTAAGATATTCTGAAGCTATAATAGATAGTTCATCGGTTGTAATAGGTTTGCCCCTTAACTTAGTACGCCTTTTCTTAGAATTTTCTTCCTTACGTTTGAACTCTTCTATTAACTTTTTTAGTCTAGTAGTATTATAAGAGATATTAAGCATTTCACAAGCAGCCTTTTTAGTAATTGGCTTTTCCTGCTCTAATAATGATATTACCTTTTGCATGCTTAGTTTATCTAAACGCTCTTCACTCTTACTCATTTATTCTACTCCTCAGTAGTTTGGGTTATAATTGTCTTAATAGCAGAATGAAAATATTCTGCTGCCTTACCTGTAAGTTTATCAACAATAGATGCGTCAACTTCTGCACCATTATCTTCTAATATACCTTTCAGATCATCTAGGCTTTCTTTCTTTGATTTTTTAACAACTTTCTTACCATCACTGGTCGTAGTTGTAGTAGCTGTAGTTTTTGACTTAGCAATATATACTCCTCCAGCGATAAGAATCATACGAGTTCCATTTACTGTCTTACCAATAGTATCAGCTACAGATTTTAATACTTCTAAAGTATTTTCCTCTGTAGGATTACCTTCCTCATATAATTCTACTGCTTTCTGTCTTAGTTCATCTGTCCATTCACTTGCCATGAATTTTTTCCTCTTTCTATACCTCAAGGGTACATTTTATTGTTTAATTTCTCACTTGAGAATATATTATATCAAGAATACTACCAAGTAGTCAAGTATTTATTTATTTCGTTGTTCTCTACCTGAATCACTCCAGTGACCATTTTGTACTTCTACATATAGGGTTTTTATATCCCTAAAATATTCTCCATAAATAGGAGAATCATCGTAAATAACATCTATACCTTCACGATGACATATATCAGCTTTTACTCTATTCCATACATCGTCATCTGCCCAAGGTTTACCGTCAATCCAAGTTATTAAATTAGGATCTTTGTCTAGTAACTCTTGAGTAATGGAAAAATACCTATAATCTTTTAAACCAGCCCAATCTAATGTTTCTTGCATATTTTTATCATATAATTGACCAGATATAATATATAAAGAATCTCTTCTACTAAGTACGCTTTTTGCTGTATTTCTAAAATGTACATAAGTATCTAAAACACCATGTACATCAAATGCTATTTTCATTTTTTAATTCCTCTAAAATTATCATGTGGGTAAAGTTCCATCTCTTGATCTAGTATTACCATGCTGTGGTACGTGTTCATTAACTCTCCATGTTTTAACTTCTTCAATAGAAACTAATCTTTTATGAATATCCCAACCCATATCAAACCTATTAGGCTTAATATCTTTTAGATTACCATGTGAATGGCCATGTAGATGCATATCTCCATAATAACACCTATCCCATTCTTGGATAGGGTAGTGAAATAGTACAAATCTTTCCTTATTATATCTTAGCACTTTATAATCTTGTGCAGAACTAAAAATTTCAGCTTCCTGTTCTTTACTAAAGTGATCGTGATTGCCACGAATAAGGTGAATATGTCCATTTAGCTTTTTTATCAATTTAATAGCTTTTTCTTTATGTCCCATAGCAAAATCGCCTAGAACATAAATTTCATCCTTATTAGTAACTGTTCTGTTCCACTTTCTAATAATAAAATCATTCATTTCCTCTACTGTATCAAAAGGTCTAGTAGACTCTTGATACTTTAGAATATTTTCATGAAAAAAGTGTATATCTGATGTAAAATAAATCATGGTCTAATCACTATTGGAATTTGAAATACTTCATTAATATAATGTCCTCTAGTATTAATTATTGGCTGCGCATCAATCTGTAGCACTACATCAAAGTATTTCTCTGTATTTGAATTTGGTATATATTTTATAATTCCTTTATACCATATGTCATTGTTGCTCTTCTTATCATATATAACAACTTTTGTATCTTTAGGAAAGTTTGATAAACTCATTCTATCGGTTTCCTCCTTTCTGTGGAAAACATTCTATTATTATAGCAGTAAGGGCAGTCTCCATGCCTTTCACAGCCTGAAGCGTAGTGAGTAGGAGTACCATCTCTAACCTTACCATTCTTACACCATTTAAAAGCTAGATGTCTACCTAACTTAAACTGTGGTCTTTTTGTACGATAAGTTCTACTCATAATTTCCTCTATGCTGTAAGTATAGCCCACATTATTAACATAAAACCTAATAATAGTAAGGCATTCCAGATACCCTGAAGTCCTATGGTAGCTATAAATACTAATGCCATACCGGCTTCTGCTTTATACTTCATTATATTATATTTTCTCTTTTAATTGGCACCCTGCACAGGATTCGAACCTGCATCGTATAGATTAGAAGTCTATTGCCTTATCCATTTAGACCAACAGGGCATTATTCATTTTTAGAGTTTTTGTGCCCAGTTTACTGTCACAAAATCCTCTATACATTTTTCTAAACTAATTAAGTGACCTCTGCCAACATTAATCATTCGTTCTTTCCAAGCTGGATAGTACATAAGTTCTATCCATTTATCGGAAACAGTTATAACAACTGGCTCATTACCCTCACCTAATGGTTCTGCAAAACTATATCTAGCTATTTGAGTTTTGTCTAACTTCTTCAAAAGTAAACTCCTATATTAAATTAGTCTATAAAGGTCTATCCTTTATATTAGAGATCACCAGTAATATTCAATATTATACTTAAATGATCCTCGTAGATGTTTTCGCCCATTGAGAACACTTCGTTAAGTGGAAACCATTTAGCTTTTTCAGCATCATCACTTCCCTTAACTCTAGGTAAAGTATCTCCACTTAGTTCTATAGCAAAAGCATGTGTAATTGTTCTACCTCTTAATGATCGATCAGGATCATCATAAACTTTTTGCTTAGTTATAGATCGTTGCAGAATAATCTTTTGCAATTTAATTTTTGTTTCTTCTACTAGCTCCCTAAGCATAGCATCTTCAATAGTTTCACTTTGCCCAATAAAACCCCCAGGTAGTGCCCACAAGCCCTTTCCAGGAGCTGCTTTTCTCTTTACTAGAAGAATATGTCCACTTTGTGTTACTACTGCATCAACTGTACTAAAGATTGGCGGATAAGGCAAATCTTTATAAGCTGACTTATACTTTTTAATAAATTCATACTCTTCTTTAAGATTATGATAAGTATCAGTCATTTGCCAACCGGCTAAATAGTTACATACTTTAGAATCAATATGATCTATATCATAAGGACTACTGCCCTCAAATAATTGATCCCTGATATCTGTAGAGTTAACCTCCTTATGATTTTCAATTTCATGAAAAGTCCACTGAGGAAACATCTTTAGATAAAATGAACTATCGTCTTTAATATGACCGACTATAGCCACCGAAGGTGGGTAATCTGTCCATGATTTAGTAGTTGAATTAACTTTATAAGCTACATCTACTAACCAATGTTGTAGATTGTATCTTTGATCTCTAACAGATAAAATTTCATAATTGATATAATTAGAGATTGTTTTTTCTAGCATATCCTTACGTTCTTTAAACGTAAAAGGATTTTTAGGGGTTCTCGGTTGCCCTACAGAACCAATTATAATTACTACTTTATCTGCTATTCTTGCTGCTTCTTGTATTAGTTTATGATGCCCCAGATGTGGAACTTGAAATCTGCCTATAACGACAGCTATATCGAATTTTGTTTGACTCATATAGAACTCCTCTAATGAATTTGATTAACTACAGTCTTTCTATAGCTTTATATTGTGTTTCTCTACTAGAGCTAGTAGAAATTGTAAATCCTCTGGAATTTGTTTTATTTGTTCTTTCAGATACTTAATATACCTCTTGACTTCACCTTTGGTCTTCAAGTCAAAATATAAGTCAAAATCATAAGGTAAATCTTTCTTCATTAATTTTCTCTCATTTAAAAAACTATTATATCAGAATTTAGACTAAATGTCAATATAAATTTAATTTGGTACTTGTGAGTGAAATTAAACTTTTAATATAAAACTCAATACTTCACGTATTTGGCATCCCGTAAAGGAATCAAACCTCTTCCACAAGCGTTTGGAGTGCTGCGCGTCGCCATGACTGTATGGTACTCAATTACTTAATACCTTGTGCAACACATAAGGTATATTCTTGAATGTTATCTCTAGCTAGGATTTTTTTCTCTTTAGCTACACACTCAAATAGAGAATTGGTTACTATTGTATCATTGACTAGATTACCATTGCTAGTAACTAGAATTATTATAAGTAAATAATGCAATAGTTAATTCTCCTTTTAAATTAGTGTTCCCAAAATAGTAAGAGTCGAACTTACATTCCCTCTCGCGATATGAGAGAGTCTTAGCCAATTAGAGGATATTTCGGTTATCTGCAAAAGGTTGATCTGACCTTATTCTAGTTACACAGATGGTGAACTTTACGCACTAGCTACGGTTATAATTTGGTAGCCCTATGTGGATTCGAACCACAGTTACTAAATTATCAGTTTAGCGTTCTACCATTGAACTATAGGGCTTTAATTGTTATTAAATGTGGTAGGCCAAGTTGGATTCGAACCAACTATCTACCGATTATGAGTCGGTTGCGTATACCCCTTATGCCTCTGGCCTATTGGTTGCTTCCAGTGGTATCGAACCACTCTCTAAAAATTTTCAGTTTTTCGCTAATCCATCTCAGCTAGGAAGCACTTATATAACTTCTAATTTTATATTACCCGAAATAATATAAACTCTATCATAACTTTCTATTAGCATTTTCTTATTCAAAATAGATACATATTTATTTGAGCCAGATATCCTGAAAGATTTTCCACTTGTCCAGTCATCTATTACTTCAGTTTTATTCTTATAAGTTTTATTAAAAGCTGGTACTAGAATTGCTGTCATTTAATCCTCTTCATTCTCAATGAATAGGTTAAAAGCATCTGCAAAACCTTGAATATATCCTTCTCTATAACCTTCTAGTGCTGTTATATTACCAGTTATTTCTTTATACTCTTTAGTTTCATTGATAAGTTGATCTTTGTATCTTTCTAGTGTTGTTTCCATTTTATCTCCTAAGTATTAAAATCTGGAGCATGTAGCGTGAATCAAACACGCGACCTATCCCGTACCAAGGAATTGCTCTCCCAGCTGAGCTATACATGCAATGTTGGCTTGTTGAGGACTTTAACCTCTCCTAGCATACAAGCGCTTTCAGTTAAATGCTAATATAATGTGGAGCTGATGCACGGATTCAAACCGCGTTCCGCCTCCTTACAAGGGAGGGCTTCATCATCAAAGTTTCATCAGCATAATTAAGCCAGTCTTGATGGCTGGGATCGAACCAGCGAATACTCGGCTCCAAACCGAGACGATTACCACTTTCGTTACATCAAGACTGGCTTAACTATTAAATTGAGTAAATTTTTCCTGTTGTTATACCCTCAGGTTTGAACAAAATATCAGCTTGATTTTTAGTAGCATTTTTCCACTTGACATAAGGTTCACCCATATCTTTACCAGTAGAGGCATCCCAGTCTCTAACTAAGCTACCTACTTGTAAAACTTGTTTACCAAACAAACTAGATTTAAATCTGAAACTATGTATTCTAGTAATTATTGCTGTACTTATAATTTGTTCTTTCATTTTTTATACTCTTTTTTAATTATACAGGATGATATTTATTTTCTAAATAAAAAGTTATAATTTTTGTTTGCGGTAATCATCCTCTTGTTAAAGAAGAAATAACCTTCCCTTGTCTTACGTACTGAAGGTCGTGGGTAGCACATATTTCTTCATATCTTATGCACCGAGTGTAAGAGTCGAACTCACCCATTAAACTTTCGTAGAGTTTATGCTGTCCAGCAGACTCGGTATTGATTGGTACTCTAGGCTGGAGTCGAACCAGCAAACAAAACACCAAATTTTAAGTTTGGTCGCGATACCAAATTGCGTACTAGAGCTTTAATTAAATATTAGCCGCTACCGAGCACCTACTGTACAGATAGGTATAGAGCTTAACGCGCTAGCGCACTATTACGTAGTTGAACCGTTAGCTGAAATTGGTTGGTTGGATGTACGAGAATTGAACTCGCTCCTACTGAGTCACAGTCAATAATGCTACCGTTACACTAACATCCACACTAAATATTTTGCTGAAATAAAAGTTACTACTAATAGTAAGATTAAAGCAATTAATGTTCTCATTTTTTGTTTTCCTATAATTTAATTTTATAAAGCACTTATACTAGATAAGTGCTTGAAAAACTAACTATAATATTTTAGACTTACGGATATCTTTATAAACAGACCTAACACACGTATCCATAAGTCTAGAAATACCTTTAGCATACCGCATATAAGTTTTTTGTCCGAATTTCTTAAACTTTGGGTTATCAGTCTTTAACATCAACTTATGTAGCATTTTCTTATCTACTTGTAGGCTACCTTTAATAAGTGGCAAATCTGCCCAACTTCCTTGCCTACCTTGCTCAATATAAGTAGTCTTAGTTGGAAGTTCTAATCGTTTAGCTAATCCACGTAGCTTACGCGCTTTCTTACCGTTCATTAAACTGTAACTCCTCGGTTAGTTAATACTGTTTTCGCATTTTTAATATCTTTTTTGTGATTACTAGAAGTAACTACATCTAATAGTTTATCATTAGACATTAAATTAGCAGATTTACCACTTCTACGAGTACCAACTCGTAGTTTGGAAGCTACTTTAAATTTTTTAATAAGTCCATCTAGCTTTACTAAGCGATTATTTTTAGGCATTTTATTTTCTCTTTTTTAGTTTGAATAAATATTATATCAGAAATATGACTAAAAGTCAAGTATTTCTTTATTTGGTACGCAACCCCGGACTCGAACCGGGAAAGGTCTAGGTTCTAAGCCTAGTAGCTGTGCCAATTTACATTAACCAGTTGCGCATAATTCTTAATGACAGAAATAATAATCTAAAATTAATCCTGAATTTTCTTTTTCATAGTGTACATCCATACTATCTAGTAATTTATATATTTCTGCGAGTTTGTCTTCAATATTAGAAGATACACCTTGTAATTCTCCACTAGAAATAACTCCCCTAGATAGTACACTACCGTAGCTGATGTAATATATTTCTTCTTCACAATAGCTTACTGATTGTACATCTAATAGTTTATTATTATCTGTACGATTATATAGTTCTTCTATTAGACCATCGTCATTGTAAGAAGGATGACCTTCCACTATATGACTATTATCTTCTGCTATTCGTACACCTACGAATAGATAGGCATCTAAACTAATTCCCATTTTATTTTCTCATTGTTGGTGGTGGTGGTGCGGAGTTAGGGATTCCAACCCTAATACCATTAAATTAATGCAAAATAGATAGTTTTAGCCGATTTAGCAACTAATGCCCTAATCTCTTTACTAGAAATATCATTTTTTAACATTAGTGGAGTCTCCTCCTTTATAATATCATTAAATACCCAGCGAATTACAGATCCTGTATCTTTTTTATCTACAGCATTAGTTTCGTGAATGGCCTGTTTTACTCTATTTTCAGTAACTACAATATCAATAAACTCTGCTAACTTATTCTTTTTACTTAGTTCTTCTTCTGTTAGAGGCACAAGTACTTTTACTTTACTAGTACTATGTTTTTCCCCTTTTACTTTAAAGATCATTGAACTATAGCTTAGATTTTTTGGTACGCTAATAGGTTTCCATACAATTCCCTCACCAACTCCTTCTACGCCAAAAAATCTAGCAACGGGACATTGATTTTCTACTTGTTGTGTTAATTGTGTTAAAGTATCTACAATTTTATCTGGTTTACTAAAATCTATAGTAATATTCCACTTATCAAAGTCTCTAATACTAAATATTTTTTCATGGTCAAAACTGTGCATACTTGGTAGAAGTTCTGCACCTTTATTTCCTTCTTTATCAACTTCTCTAACGGAGAAAACTACAAACATCCTATCAAGTTTATTAATAGCTACTCCGCGCTGAATACCTTCACCACACCATTCTCCATATATTACTACTGTATGTGTTGAAGAATAATTAGATAAAAAGTAGTCTTTATTATCTGAGATAAATTTGGCAAAACCTGCATTATCATTTTCTATATCAATAATTCTATTACGAGATTGAGCAAATACTCCCCCTTCTGGAGTAACTAATACAGCAGCATTACTTCCATGTAACTTTACTGTACCTTCGTATTCTATATTAGTTAGTTCAGGAGCATACTTAGTTACATATTTTACTACTGTTCTGAATTGCTCTATTGATGGATATTTTTGAAACATTTTCATTTTCTCATTGTTGGTGGTGCGGAGTTAGGGATTCAAACCCTAATCTCATGGCTTGGAAGGCCAGAATAATATCGTTATACCAACTCCGCGTAATTTGTGGGTGATTATTGTAAGTACGGTAATCCCCTAACCCGTTGTACTTTTACTAACCCTTATAGTGCTAACTTACTTAGCAGTACAAAATTTATAATTGGAAGTCCTCATAGGAGTCGAACCTATATCGACGGATTCAAAGTCCGTAGTCTTACCATTAGACATGAGAGGACTATTAATTTGGCCGCGTTGACCGAAGTTGAATCGGCATCTTCTTCCTTGACAGGGAAGTGCTCTGACCAGTTAAGCTACAACGCGATAGTCTTTGGAGTAGCTGAGAATTGAACTCAGTCCAGTCGATTGCAAGTCGTCCAGCGCACAGCCCAGTGACCAACCCCTTTATTTTTTATTCTCCACCCATATGTGGTGTAGTTTCATCACAAGGATTACGTGGAGTTTTTCCTATCCATTCAGCACCATCATATACAACAGGAAAATAAACATATCTTTCTCCCCATGCGGTAAATTCCTTACCACTACTACCACCAAATCCACAATCAAATTCTTTATTTAATTCTTCTGTAGATAATGTACAATATACTAATTTATCACCAGTTTCTGCTAGATTTTCTAGCAATAATTCACCCCAAGTTACTATCGTTTTATTTCTCATATTTTTCTAAAATTAATTTTACTAATTCAGCATCATTCCACGCATAAGCGTCTGGAATATTTAATACTTGATATTTGCCTTCTTCTAGCATAGTTTGTGCTATCTTGCTATCTTTAAACATATACTTAAACATTTCAAGATGCTCGTTCTGCATAAATACAATTTCATCAGCCCAATATACTAATACTTCATCTACTATGATTAAAGCATATTCTTTAGTAATACCTGCGGATCTAGTATTAAAACCATAATTTTCTGCTAATACTTTCGCAGTTGTCGGGCTTCGAAGAAGCCCAGCGCTGCAGACAGTTAATACTTTTTTTACATTAACGTCTTGATATGGGTTTTTAACATTGCCCAGTCTATTCATATAATCTATTTTCATTTTACCAATCCCATTCACATGCCCTAACAAAATTCTGCATCTCTGCTTGTAACTTTAAAAATGCGTCTAATTTTTTCATTAAATTTCTCTCAATTAAAAAACTATTATATCAAAATTCAAAGCAAATGTCAACATTAATTTTTATTCTAGGTTTCCTCACCAGTTTTAGCTGTCCAAGCTCGCGCTAGAGCTTCAACTTTTCCCCCAGGAGTAAATTCACCATTTTCAGTAGAAAACCAGAAACCCTTTCCGATTTTTTGCACGGGTACAGTGCGTTTATTTTTCCACCACAACATACCTGTCTCAACATCTATAGTAGCTGTAAAAACTTTCATGTCATTAACATCAGTATAAGTAGTTACTAGGTTAAAATTAGTTATTTTCATGTTATTCTCTTGTTTATATTTGGAGGAAGGCTTGATACTCGAAATCAATCCCAATTAAGGAACGCTTTGCTTAGCAGGCAAGCCTAGAACCCTGTCTAGTTAACCTTCCTATATTAAAACTAACTTAATTATACTTCCGCAATAACATTAGCTGACAAAAGCAGCTAAGGCGAGATAATCTATAAAATTACTCGCTACTATTAGGTCGCCAAACACTAATAGTAATATTACTTCCATATTGGCGAAATTAAGTTAGTTTTAATATAGAAAGTAAGGCATTTCTCCCTATAGAGCGACTATACTTTGAACTACCTTATTATTCTTTCTAGCTATTTAGCTTACCAAACTTTTAAGATATATAACTATATCTTAAGCACAAGTTCTGACGTTGCATTGTGCTTAACCTGCTCGATTGGTGTGTACGCCCAATTAGCGCCTCTAGCAGAGGATGCGGTAATCGTGCTAGGATTCTGTTGACAGGTTCCTAGCAACCCCGCATTATTGGCCTAAGCTGCTAATGCAATATTAAAAGTAACATCGTTTGCTTTTATATTTATTTTATACTATAACGTGTACTAATCCGCATTGTCCATATATCGTCTTTAGAAGATCGAAGCCTGTTCTACCCCAGTAATAAGTATATTTTAAAAACCCGTAGAAGGAGAGATAGTCTGGTACTTAACGCTGTCTAGAATGGTTTTTCATAGTGAACTCTATCTGTCTCTACATATATTTCTGTTAAGTGGCCAATATACTTATTGCTGGAGTAGGGCGGAATCGAACCGCCGTGTCCCCCACTTATTGTCTACTTCATACAATGATATTTATTTATTCTCCTACTTCATCAGGAATAGTAACGCTAGACAATACTTCATCTACAATTTTTTCCAGATTAAAGGATTGCATAAACTCTGCCATAGCGGCAATCATCATCGAGTTAGACGCCCATACAGCTTTAGCATTATCTGCTGCAAAGTTCTGTACTGCAAAAGCTGCAATGTTAGCAATAACTACATTAGCTAGAGGATGATCTGCATAACCTTTAACAAACATAGGCAGTTGAGGTTTTACCTTTGCTGCAATAGTTTTATTAAGTACATTACCGGCCGCTAGCTGCGCAGCAGCCTTCGCCGCTTTAGTGTTATTTTGCATAATTTTATTTTCAATTTTCATTTTAGGTTTCTCTTGTTGTTTAACTTGTTGTTTATTACTTTTACATAGTTTAAATGTATCAGATTGCTTTAATTTATCATACGCTGCAGGAATTAATATTTCTTTTAATTCCTTTTTAGTTAGATCAATTACAGGAATAAAAGGTACTTTATTTACTGGATCTATTTTGTTAACCCAATTACTATCTCTATTATCACTACGTGTAGCATTTTTTACAGTAATACTATTACTATCTATACTTACTACATAGAATATGTATTTAGACTTATTATTATTGCCTGTATAGATAAGATATTCTTCGTTTATAGGAATATCTTCATTATTTATATATTCATCTAAGCTATTTAAGTCTGACTTTAGTCCTACAATGTTTACCATTTTATTACCTTTTGTTGTTTGGTTGTTTGGTTGTGGTAGGAATTGAACCTACACTGCCGTTAGGAACAGGTTTACAATCTGCTCGCGATCCATACGCGTCTACACAACCAAATATTTTAATTTAAAAAACTATTATATCAAATTTCAAAGTAAATGTCAATATTAATTTTTTTATTAACCTTTGATATGAATTACTAATAGTTCATATTAAAAGTTGGTAGAAACTCGGATACTACCATAGCCCGACGGGTAACGCAATCGACACGCTGCATATTTGGTCATTTACTTTAACCTTGGCTGCATCCAGTCACCTAAAGAGTGATTTAAAGCTCACTACACTGATAGTTCTGTGCGTCGCAGGAGAGTTGAACTCCCATCTTTCGTATTAAAAGTACGATGTATTACCAATTATACTAACAACGCATTATTTGGTAGTCCTGGAAGGTTCGATCCTTCATCCTATCGCATGTAACGCGATCGCTATACTTTTAGCTACAGGACTATTGTTCTATTTAAATATACTCCTTATGCCTAGAAGCATCGAATTCTTCAATTGCTAGTTTACCGTAAGTTTCTTTTTTCTTACCAGTAGCCCAATAATTAGCAATATTAGCTATTGTTTTCTTATTCGGCTTTCTAGAATAAGCTTTAACTACTTTATCACCATAACACATAACATATTTTGTTTTTTCGGCTAGAATAGCTTGAGTAGTAGCCTTACAGTATTCATGGCATGATTTTGGCTTAGCACCAATTTCTCTAGCTTTAGCTTTCCAGATTTTGTTATGACCTTGCCAACAACCAACTAGAGCATGAGCAATTTCATGTAAAATAGTATCTACAATCTTATCATAAGGCTCATATTTAGCTATAAAAGAAGAAACACGAATACGCTTTCTATTATCATCACAATCACCATAAAAAGATGAACTAAGCATAGTTTCAAAAGTCCAACCTAAATCAATTAGGCCATGCTCTTGCATATACTTATTACCTAAAAGTTTTAATTGTTGTTCATTCATTTATAATTTCTCCGATTCAATATAAATATTATATCAAATAAAGAAACTAATTATCAACTGTAAATTTCTATGCTTATAACTACTAATTTTTATTCTTGACAATATGATCGGCACAGTGTGAACTTGCCCACGCATACGGTTTTAAAACATGCTTAAATCCGTAACCAATAACCATTCCCGCTAGAGCTTTTACATGATTACTAGAAGCATATTTAGTATCTGTATTTGCATCTACGTGTACTAGAATATCTTCAGTAATATCCTGTCCAAATACTTTAGTCAGGTCAATAGCTATTCTTAAAGAGCGTTCAGTTTCACCATAAAGTTTTTCCCACAGTGAATTTACTCTAACTTTCTTCTCTTTCCAGTAGAATACTCTTGCACCTCTTCCTACTGTATGAACTACAATAACAGTAGCGAAGTCAGCCATATTTTTACCAGCAGTTTGTGCATCAGTACCAATATGAAAGATAATATCTTCTTTATGTAAGTATTTTTGTAGTTCTACATAAATATCTACTGGTATTTTATTAATAGTTTTCCATTTCATTTTCCTTCTCCTTATTAATATGCCACCATTTCTCTGCTGCTGCAACTGCATCTAAGTACTTTTCTTGTTTATAATTACATATACTAGGTGTATTTATTAATTTACCCTCATCAAATATTAGAGCTGATTCATCGAAATAAACTACTCTTACTGTAAAAGCGTCAGTAAAGACTAAGTGTTGAACAATATATGGTACTCCATCTTTATCACATTTTAACATTTTATTACCTTTTTGTTGTGTGGAAGTAGGTAGAAGACTCGAACTCCGAACGCTCTTAACGATCCCAACGGCTTTCAAGGCCGATTGTCCTCCGGTGGACGGTACCTACCATAATTTATTGGAGGAAGGCTTGATAATCGAAATCAATCCCACTCGCGTGAAACGCTTCGCTTTCCAAGCGAGCCTAGAACCCTGTCTAGTTAACCTTCCGGAGCTTACGATAGGAGTCAAACCCACTAATTACTGTTTTTCAGACAGCAGACTAATCGTTCGGCATCGCAAGCAATAAAAAAGGCTTATACAGTTTCCCATATAAGCCTTTTAATCAATCTAAACTATATCTATCACTCATAACAGTGGATAACATCATTCCATAAGGAGTAAAGTTTCCAGGGTCTGCTTGCAGCACTGATTTCATTATAGCTGGAGAAAATCCACTTACTAATGCTACTCCCTGTTCATTAAAATGAACTGGAACATTATCAGTAGCTCGCAAGTTCCAAAATACAATATTTGGAGCTTGATATCCTGCAGCCTCATAATTACGTCTGATAGCTTGTATTGCAGTATCTGATGGTTTACCCATACAGTAATCAAATTGCATATCAGAGAATATAACTAAAGTACTAGGCATATCATCTTGAGATACATTACCGTTAATAGCAGTTACTAGCAACAGTTTTAACGCTGCTTCTAGGTCTGTATTTTCAGCAAATCTACGATCAAGTTGTTGTACTTTTTGTACAATATTACCTTTAGCTACTTTAATTTTAGGTACTCTAGAGAAGGTTAAATACGCATCCTTTAAAACACCTTTATTCTTATCTGCTACATACAATCCTAGTGCAATGGCCACGTCTACAGGTCTTACATTAGAAGAACCTATATCCATTGAACTTGATACATCTATCATAGGAAATATCTTTGCATCTGACATATAATCTGGCAAAGCTTTCCATTGTGCTATAATGTGATTTAGTTCTGTTTCTGAGGCTTGGCTTTTTAGACCCCAGGGATTTGGAACTATAGTTTTTATAACGTCATGAGGATATACAGCTGCAGCGTTAACTTTAGCTTCTCCTTTTGCTAGTTTTTCTACATAAGCGGAAAAACTATGCCCATGACGTTCAAATGCCTTCTTATATCTGGCGGAGGCCAGCGATGGCACATGTTCATAATTAATTTCATCCCAATTGTTACTACACATTTGGGTTTCTACTACGTCAGTTAAACTAACAAGTAGTTTTCGATATGCTTTTGGCGATAATTTAAGATACTTACGCAGTTTGGCCGCTACGCGGCCTTTACGCGGCATCCACTTAGCACAGAGAGTATTACCTCTTTTTAATGCTGCTCCGATAGTTGCAAATGCTCTACCTTCTAAAGGTGTATCTACGAATATTAATAAATCATCCCAACGCCCTAATTCTGGAATTTTACTAGCAAGTAATGCCGAATCATAAGTTGGTAGATTAGATATTAAAACATCTTTAAATAGTTGTCTTTCACCAGCTCCACCACGAATATCTCTAGCCCATAACATAATACGCAAAGCTATTTCTCTATTTTCTACATAAGCTGCCATAAATTGAGGGATTATATTCTTTCCTCTTGACGCACCAATGCTAGAGAATAAATCTACACATGCATTAGCTGTAGATTTACGAGCAGGCATACCATTTTCTGTATATGCTGGTTGATTTTGGATTGCATTTACTAAATTCATTTTTATCTCTTTGTTTAACAGGTTCATCTTTATATTTAACATAATATATTGTTTGCTGAACTGAACCTAAAGTTATTTGAACAGGAAGTACGTAACTACGTGCTCTACCAACTGAGCTAATACTTACTAAGTAAGTATGTAGGACTCGAACCTACGACCACGGCTTTATCAGAGTATGTTTATATTGCTGTAGACTTCCTAAAACTGATTGAAGTACTCTCATCCTTAAGTGTACTCAAATTCATATTATTGCTCTGGTAGCAGAAATCGAATCTGCCTACGGGCTAGCATTAACAGTGCCGCTGGTTTCACCTTTGACCATACCAGAGCGATAATATCAATGTAAAGGTTTCTGACCCTTTTCTAGATACCAAGGTATAAATAGATTACATTTGCAACAGAATTTAAGATTATGTGTCCTAATTAATGCTAATTTTTCATTAGCACATTTAGGGCATTTCTTAGTTGATTCTTTGTTCATCTATTTAATCTTATTTAATACTGCAAATTCTTTATGGTATTTTAAAGCAGCTTCATTGTAGGCACTGAAATTAGTAGTCCTGTAAAGTACTCAACTTATCACATGTAAGATAATCCTTTTAGCTACAGGACAATTCCTTTAATTGGTTGCAGAGAGCGGATTCGAACCGCTGTCCTCTAGGTTATGAGCCTAGCAATCTGACCACTGATATACTCTGCTTTAAATCTTTAATATAATTACTAAATTTTCCTCCGCTTGGAGATCGTGATTAATATTATCAATATTAATCAATTAGCTTTCCTTCGTGTAGCTAACACAAGTTATACTAATCTGCACCGCAACTACTTGTTATTCGAATTCAAAGTAGTATATTAGTTCACATATCGTGGGCATTCTCCACAATCTTCTAAAGTAATTATATTAAAGATTACCAGCTTGGATTTCAACCCTAAAGTAAGCTGGTGTTACTGGTAATATTTGCAAAAGCAAGCGATACCATACGCTGATTCCTCAGTTTTATTTTATCACAAAGGTCAAAACTAAGCACCCTATAAAAACCTGATCTATTTGTTTTACATGTTTTACGAGATCATTACATGATAAGGGTGTGTATTTACACAGCAGGTTATAGTGCCTACCCCACTAGTAGTTTAACGTACTACAACACGGAAATTAGATCACCAGCTAACTTTACTGTGTAGCTAAATAGGGATTCTTTAATAAAGAAATCTAAAATACGCAACCGTCTACCCAGAAATGGTCTAGCATACTATCTCTAACTACAATTGCCTGGGGACTGCATTAGCTACAAACGAGATTAAGATTTCTTTAGTAAAGATAACTCTGAGAATATAAGTTATAACAGTAATACTTTTAGTAGATTACCCAGTTCCTCTCACAGAATGGTTGCTACCTTTTCCACTAAAGTCCTTGTAACGGTACTTTAGTATATTACCAACTTTGCTATTTTGTTTACAGGTCTAGCGTTTGACCTATACATATAACCTACTCAGCTACCTTACATCCACTGACCTTGCGAGCCATTCTCCTCCGCTAAGAGAATATGAATATCTAGTAACAGAACTCGTACCCTTGCGAGGTTTGAGTCTCCAGCTAATCTGGAATAAAAGATTTTCAGCTATACCTGACCCTTCGCTTTGCATTTTTAAGTTTCAAAAACGGGAATTGAACCCATAACTACATTCTGATATAATGTCGTCCTACCTTTAGACTATTTTGCAATATTATCATTTAGGTTGAGGAAGGGTCTTTAGCTTCATTCCCTTTTGAGGAACAAAATACTCTTCAACCTTGCTGTTTTCGTATATTCCAACTACTAACTGACTTTCACGATGTTTTACCACCATTAAATCTAACTAATGCTCTTGTGTGACCACTTGAACTATTAATTTACTCTTTATCGTTTATTGCTATTGTTTTACGCAGAGTTAAAGAATCATTTTACTGACCTTCTAGCTTTTGATTATTACTAGCTCTACTACTTGTCACAATAAAGTCCCAACCAAGAATTGGGCTTTAACGACTTGGCTTTTTCAGATAAACCATTCTATCCGAAGATAAAATCGGCGGGTTTCGATAATGTAAACCCTTTCACATATTGCTATGTATTATTATAAAGATCCTGAACGACCTATTAACTATCTCTAGTTAAATTCATTTATTCTTGCAAGTTCCATCCTTGCGTTACTTCCCCTAAATTCATTAGGGCTAGTGGGAATTTGGAAGGTTTCTTGCTTAAACTACCTTTCCGGGTACATTTTTCTTATAATTTCTGTAATAAGCAAGAAACCAAGAGAAAAATAGCATAATGGTTTTTCAGCCTTGTTCTCCACTTAGTAGGTACTATTGGGGCTGGCTGCCAAATACTATCTTTCTTTTTGTTTCTAATTTCAATATAAATATTATATCACTTTAACTAAGATGAAATCAAATGAGAATAATTTAGCTACTATTGGAGTCAAAAATAAATATGTTTTATCGTCTCGTTTTCACTAAATTATTCAATATAAATATTATATCAGTTTAACAAGCATTAATGCAAATGAGTTATTAAAAAGGTATTTCACTATCATAATAATTATCTCTTAGTTTACGTTCTACTTTTCCACAATTATAACATTCTTGATATACATAACATATACCATCCTCGTTAGAGGCAATTTCGCCATAAGTATCTAAGCGGTATTCCCACTTAGATACTTTACTATGGCTACACATCCCTTGTACTACTTGTAAGTCATCCTTATACTTATCTGTTGCTTCGTCATACGCAGTATGTAATGCACGTATTGACTTCCTTATCTCTGCTTCTGTCATATGACTCCTTATTAAATATAATCTGACTCTCTAACCAGATCGTAAGTTGGCTATAACTGTTCGTTAATACGTGACTTAGTATATTATTTGGTACTCATAACAAGATTCGAACTTGCTTATACCTTAAGGTATACAGAGGATCTTACTCTGCGCGTATTCCAATATCCGCCATATGAGTATATTACTTGGTCTTACGACGGAGAGTCGAACTCCGATATCCAGATTGAAAGTCTGGTGAACTAACCATTATTCTACCGTAAGTAATTAGTTGAGTGTTCTGCTGAGACGTTTCCCAGAACATTAAAACTCTATCCATACCTAAAGATGGCCTCTAGTTACTCGAAATAGTGCTGGTTTATGTTAATCTCTGTCACTTTAAAGGAAGTAGGGAGAGCGAACAAACTCAGCAAATTATCGCAACTTTATATTAACGGGGAAAAGTTTAAAACGATTGAATTTTGTCTAATTTTTATTTTCTAAATTCAATATAAATATTATATCAAAATCAGACAACAATGTCAAGATAAATTTTTCAAGGTAGCTAAGTTATTTTTAAATTAACTCTTGAATAATTGTGCAGCACTAAAAATAAAGTAAATTATTGCTAGCACAGTGAACAGTGTAAAACTAAATAAAACATTTTTTCTTAATAAATTTCAATATAAATATTATACCAAATTAAGCTGACATTGTCAACATAGAATTTTTAAGGTATTACCTCTAGTTTTAACTTAACACAGTGGTATCCAATGCCCTCATACGCTCTTATTGCGTCTGCTAGAGGTAAAGTATGTGCTACAGAATATCATGTGTAGTAGGGTATCCATTATTATACCAAGTTGCCATTTATAAATCCTGCCAATTCATTCTAGTTTACCACCTGAGTGTTATATATTCCGAACTTGAGGGATTACGTGGATCAGTATTTTCATGCTTAGTCCACTTAAAACCTTGATTTTCATAGTAAAGGCGTACTAAATCCTGTTCTTTACTATTAAGAGATAAAGTACTCTTAACATAAATATGAGGATTTATTATTTCATACTTACCTTTTTTAGCTGCATCTTTTATTCTATTATCTATAATATCAATATACATAGACATATTTATTTCTAAAATATGTTTAGTTAATTTTCTAGCTTCCTCTGCATTCATTCTTACTTGTCCTTAGCTGCTAAAGCAATACATACAGGCATCTTACCATAATCATCCTGTATTGCGCAAATAGCTGCAACTGGATCAACTCCATCTTTTACCATATCTACAATCTTTTGATTTGTAGCATTCCAATAAAGTAAGGATATACCTATATTAGCTGTAATACATGAAGCTATAATAAATGTAATTATTATTCCTGTTTTTTCCATTTTAATCCTCAATTACTGTATTTGTAGCAAGTAACATAATATCACTAGTTAATTTTTCAATTTTCTTATCAAATAACTTTACTATCTTACTAGGAATAGCACCTATTACTTCTCTAGCATATTTAATATTTGCTTGCACACCTTCAATCTCTTCTACTAGACGCATAAATACTTCTTCTGCTTTGTCAAGATCGTAGTTTGGTTTTTCAAAAGTTACATCTTTAATATTAAAAGTTTCTGCTAGTACAAATTCAGGGTCTTTTGAACCCTCAGGTACTCCATAGATACTACCAAATATATAGCTGTAGGTGTCTAATACATCTTTAGTGTTTTTCATCTTTTACAAATACTCCATTTACTAGTTTACCAGTTCTACCTTTAATTTCATTATAAGCTAAGTCAACGCAAGCTTTAAATGATAAGTCTTTCTGGTCACAAATTTCATTAATAATCATATAAATACTTCTAATATGCTCTGATATACTAGAATATTCATCATAAGCAGAATCTAAAGTTTCTGATGCCATTAGAGAAGTTGCTAAATGTAATTCAACTAATAGTTCAGTGCTATCTCCTCCTTTAAAATAGTCTTCAGGAATTTCGAATTGTTCCGTTAAACAACGCTGCATAGTTCTAGCATTAAGATATGCTTGGATTACAATGGTAACATAGATATCACCAATATCATCTGTAATATCTGTACCATTAATACTATGCTCAATTAATTCAGCTACTTCTGTAGCTGTTTTAAGAGCTTGTTTAGTTCTATTTTTAACCTCTAATAGACCTCTATCCCTAGCCCAATCTAGGATGTCTTGTTCTCTATACAACATTATTATATTCCTCTAGAAATTGTTTTGCTAATCTTAATGCAGTTTTAGCGTTTGCACTCTCACCTTTAATTAAGTATGCAGTATAAATATCTTTTGCTGCTACAAATAATGGATCGCTTGTTACTGCTGCATTTTGTAAAATTTCTTCTTGTTTTTTCATTTCTGCTTTTTTTACCTTATTCCACACTTTAATTCAATGCTCCTCTTCTTCTAACCCATCTAGAAAAGATTAAGTTAATATTACGTTTATTTAATCGATCAATATCCTTCATTACTGCACTTTCATGTATCATTCTAAAGTTTTTAGATACATATCTTTCTGGAAAGATCGCATAATTTTTATTACCTCTAAAATCTATACTTACAGTTGTAATATAAATTTCATCTGTAACGGGTAAGAATATATTATAAATTGATTCTCCACCAATTACCCAGAAAGCAGGATAATCTTTTAGAATTTCTCTATAGTCATTATAATAAATAATTCCATTTCTTTTACCAGGTTCTTCTTTCCTACTTAATACTACATTTACTCTATCAGGTAAGGGTTTACCTAGTGTTTTATAGGTATCATTACCCATTACCACTACACCACCTTCAGTAGTATTCTTAAAAAATAACATATCTACTTCAGAACTCCAAAGTAGCTTTTTTGACCCTTTCTCCCCTATAACATTATTAAGGGAAATTCCTACTATAATTTTTATCATACACTAATTGGAGCTCTAATTGCTGGATGATAGTTGTAATTATTTAACATAAAATCATTAAATTCTATATCATCTATACTATTATGACTACCAGATATTTTTAAATCTGGTAAGTACATAGGCTCTCGTGATAGAAGTTCATTAACTTGGTCTTTATGGTTATTATACAAATGTATATCCCCGCCAACCCAATGCAATGTTCCAACTTCTTTATTTGTTACATGACTGACCATATGCAACAATGCAGCGTAGCTGGCAATGTTGAACGGTAGTCCTAAGAATACATCTACTGAACGCTGATAGATTTGTAGACTTAATTTATTATCTTCTGATACGAAGAACTGAAACATCATATGGCATGGAGCTAAAGCCATTAAGCCTAAACCAACATTCTCCTGCGGAGATATTTGTTCGTCTGGTAAATCTTTAACTTGCCAAGAATCAACTATAATTCTCCTACTACTAGGATTATGTTTAATTAATTCTATAGCGTTGCCCAGTTGGTCAACTCCATCTTGAACCCACTCGTCGCGCATTTTCTTTCTGTAAGTACCATTAGCATTTCGCCATTGTGCACCATATACTGGGCCTAGGTTATTACTTCTATCAGCCCATTCATCCCAAATATGTACACCATTGTTTACTAGATAGTTAATATTAGTACGTCCACTGATAAACCATAATAGTTCTCTAGCAATCAATCTAAAACTTGTAAATTTAGTCGTTACTAGAGGAAATCCTTGTGCTAGATCAAAATGCATTGAGTGAGAGAATATCCTAGTAGTTCCTGTTCCTGTTCTATCACCAGATGATTCTCCTTCATCTAGGATTCTTTGTAGTAAATCTTTATACTGTTTCAATATTTTCCTCCATCATTAAAATAGTTATTAAGGAATATTAGTGCTAGTATAATTATGAATACTAGATAAACTATTAATGTCACTTAGCTAACTCCTCTGCCATTAAAGCTGAATAAGTTACTTGGTCTTCAGCACTATCAGGATGATAATCAGGGCTTGTTTCTTGTCTAACCATCTTTAATAGAACTAGGATCATCCATATATCTGAAGCAGACACTACTTCTTTGCCCTTAATTCCATTAAAAGCTGCAGCAACTCGTCCAGCAGAACGCTCTCCACCTTCTGAGTCATAATCTTGGCCTCGCTGTGCTAATAAGTGTTTTGCTTTTGTTAAAAACCCTTCAGCACTATAATCATTCATAGTTTTAATTACTTCTGTAAATTCTGGTTTAGTTTTCATATTCTGTATGGTTTTATATTTATCAAATGTACTCATGCTACATTACCTCCATGATCTAAATCCCAACTTTGATTAGCTGCGAAATTTTTTAATTTATCTTTAAGTGCTAGTGCTTGTCCTTTATTTGCAGCTGGTACATATAGTTTACAGCCACCATTAATATCCACTTGCACATATATTTGACTTGTGTTAAGTCCAATTTTAATAGGTAGATGCACTTTGCTCTAACTCCTGAATTTGCCAATCAATATCATCTAATGCTAGGTCTAAGTCCTCATCATAAGGTTTACTAGCTAACTTTAAAAGTATCTTGTTTCTTTGTTTTTTAAGCTCATATAGCTTATCTTCTTTAGTTTTCATTTCTATTTTTCCTATATATTTTCAATTAAAGATATATTATACTAGAATTAAGAGCAATTTGTCAAATGTTTTTTATTCTCCATCAATAAATATCATTATATCTTCCCAGTAAAACCATATAATCCCAGCTAAAAATATAAGTGATAGAATTTTACTAATGATTGATAATAAAAGTAATTCTACAACTAATATTAATACTCTCATTCCCACCTTTCCTTAATTATACAATTAACTACTAGTATGGCTAAGATTACTATTACTAATATAGTCCAATACATTATTCTATTAATAACTCCCCATTATAAGTTTTTAGCAACCATTCATTAGCTGACATTTTATCAAAGAATATAAATTTTTTATCTTCTCCAGTTAAGATAGTAATTAAACCATCCTCAACAGTTACACAAATTGCTTCATCATTTACTACTTTACTAATTAACATTTTTCTCTTCTCTATCATAAATTTACGCTATCCGGGCCATTTGCTGCGAAGCAGATATTGGCCCTGACTAATAATGCATTTTAAAATTATCAGGTCTTTGTAGCTTAATATCTATAGTATTTTTTTCAGTATCTATATCTATATTAACTTTATATACTAAAATTAATAGTAGAAATGAAGCTAGAGATAAATAACCTACTACTTTACACATTTATTTCTCCTGAATTAAAGTTTTTGTTTACAAGTTTATTGTAGTATCCATAAGGGTTACAAACACAATGACAACCATCTATATAAGTATCAACACTAGAATGAGTATGTCCAAATAGCCAAGCATCAACATATTTGAAATAAGCTTGATAATCTTTGTTCCAGAAGTAATCATTAATACTATTACCCTTAAACTCACCAGAACATAATGATTCATCTGGGCCAAAGTGAGTTATCACAACTTTCTTATCTCTAGTAGCTAATATTTTTGATTTAAGCCATGCTTTATTAGTATCACTAAGTCTAGCAATATCCTGAGCAGTGGCTCGTGTATTACCAATTGTAATTAATCTACTATCTGATATTTGTAGCCAAGTATTTATACTTGGTTTAGGCCAACTAATACAACCAATAAAAGTTACATCCTCAATAGTTACAGTTTGTCTCTGTAAAAAGTGAAAGTTGTCATATTTAATCTTACTTAACAGATCAAGCATTTTATAGTATTCTATATGGTAGAACTCATGATTACCTGCTACCATTATTACAGCTTTAAACTTTGGTACAGTTCTAGAAATGAATTTATCAATCATTTCTATATTAGTATGAATATCTCCTGCTAGAACTAGTACAGTATCTAGTTGAGGTTTAAAAGCAAAAGAGCTGCCAAATTCTAAGTGTAAATCACTTATTAGTTTAATTTTCAAAATAATACCTTTGTTTTTACATTGTAAGGATGACCATCTATATCAATTTTAAAAGAAACTTGAATACGCTTACCTAAGCCCTTTAAAGCATCTATACTTTCTGTAGTACCTGTATACTCTAATTTTCCAGTATGAGCATTGTTGCCAATATTAATAGAATAAGTTTGTTGCGTTTTTTTATTCATTATAATCTCCAGTTAAATAAAATTTGCCTAACAATCGCAATCACTCGGACTCGCTACGCTCACCGGTGAGCTCGGCGTTATGTATTTAATAAACCCATTGCCATTTCTTTTGCGTCATACCGAAAAGATGAAGCATAAGCATGAAAACAGCTATCAACTATCTCAACTGTTCTTAGCTCATTTTCATTCTGTTTACTGTTCAAAGCATCCACGGTTTCATCGAGATAAATCATTTGCAAAATTGCATGTCTAGTGGTTTCTTGTAGTCCAGACAAATCAACCCATTCATCTCCCAAACATTCCCCCTCACAATCAAAAACTGTTTTCATTTTACCTTCCTCACTAATATTAAAGTCACACATAACAAAGCAAATTCACGCGTACCTCAGCCGGGGATTTGCGACGTTATATTACTTTGTGCTTCGGATGGGCAACTTTCACCATCTTCTCTGCCTGCCTTAAAGCGCAATCCCCACAGTATGAAAACATATAGTGCTTTTTTGGGTAGTCGTATCTCTCTAGGCTATATGCTCTACCAACAACTATTTTGTTTTTATCACCGCAAAAACTGCACACATATTCATTTTTCAAGTGCTGATGTTCGCCGATAGTAATAATACTCATCCTTTACCCCCGTAATATAACAAGTGCATTAACTTTGATTCGCTCCGCTCTCAAGTTATGCAGGCGTTATAAACCTGCCAGTCTCGTTTCAAGAATGTCATAATAACGGGTCAGTGCCTGCTGCTGAGCTGCAAGCAGCCTTTGCTCTCGCTCATCCAATTGCTTCACAGCATCGCTGGAATTAAACGCCCTCAGCTTTGTTAATTTTTTCATCAACTCTTTGCTTTCAATAATCAATCTCGATTTATAATCACTCATCTTCTATCTCCAATAATCGGCTCATAACAAGCCATTCAAGCGGACGCGAAGCGTCCGGTGCTATTTTATTTTGTTTAGTCATACGTCAGTTACCTCTATCATTATATTTATTGTCCGATCCAAGTGACTGCATCTGCTTTTCCTATTAAACCCATCCACGAAAGCTTCCATCGTTCTTTCCAATTATAGTAAGGCTCTGGTCTTGCTAGCCACCATTTGCCATCAATCTCTGCATAACAATTCATGTGTTTTATCGCGTCTGCTGTGTGATGCGCAGGTATTCTCATTTTCCTATTAACCTCCCGTAATTAAAAACATAACAATCGCATTCACTCGGACGGCAAAAAAACCGCCGCCGGTGATGCTTTATCGTTATAACGAATCTTTAACCAATGGTTGTAGGCTCTGAATTTCTTAAATCATTAGCTATCAATAAGCAAGCTGCTGCTTTTGTTCTCTCTCTTTTTTCAAGTTGTTCCATCACAGTACCACCAGCTTTGCTCATTTGTTCTGCTATACCTTTGCAGTTTTCAGCAGTTATTTCTAAGTATTCAATAAATCGTAATTTTTCTTTCTCATCTAAAAGCATTTCACTCTCCAACTAAATTCGGTTATAACAAGCCACGCCGGTTATCTATATCGTTAGTTACCCACATAATCGACGTGCCCGCAACGGCATTTTGTCCATACTATCTCGCCCTTTTTGTTGACAAACATTCCAGGTCAGTAAGAGCTTCTTTAATTTGTATAAATTATTCCTCATTTTGGCCATTTGCGGCGAAGCCGATATTGGCCGTATTTGCATCAATCAACATTATAAAATTTCTTCTAGACAAGAAGGACATAGATAAAGCTCTCTACCAAGTTCAACATAGTAACAATCTCTTTCACTAGAATATTCTCTACAGATTTCACAGTCACCATTATAAAAATTCATTAAATTTCTCTCATTTAAAGATATATTATACTACATACCGGGGCAATCTGTCAAGTGTTTTTTATTAAGCACTAAAAGTGCCAAACTAGAACTTCTTGACCATTACCCCGATACTATAGTATAATAAGATTCTAGAAATAAAAATATAAATAAATTCTAGAAAATTCTTTTAACGATTTTTAAATATTTATTTTTACAATTCGTAAAAAATTGCTTGACTTTTTACAAAACTTGTGATATAATATTTATATAAATTGTTCAATACGAGATATTTATATAGCCTCCTCTCTTAGCGAAGTTCTGAGGGAATAGGAAAAAATCTTCGATTTTTTTTGTCGTTCACTCAAGAAATTTGATTTTATAGAGACTTAAGAGGCGTATTATAAAGACATCTCGGCTATAACTGTGCCTAAAATTCGTGTAAAATAAAGGCATAAATTTATTATTTTTTACACATTTTAAACTTAACAAGAGAAACATAAATGAAATATACAAAATTATTAAAACAAATTAAAGAATTTGATGAAGCTAAAAAAGATAACTTTTTAAAACCAATAAATCCTTTTAAAACTATTCCACCTTCTTTTTTATCTAAATTAACAAAAGATTTGCAAGAGATTGAACTTAAATTTACTAAGTCAAACCTTGTGTCCACTTCTGAAACGCTAAAAACTATTAAAGATCCTGAATTAATTGCTGCTGTCCAATTAGCAGGTTATGGTAGTAGAGCTAAATTATTGGGTATGGGTCAAACATCTACGTCAAATGCAGAATATGCTGCACTTACACCACTTTTAATGCTAGCTATGAAGAGAAAACATGGTATTATGTATAATGATTGGGATAGAGAAGATTCTAATTTACGTTGGGCTACTGGAAAATCTTTAGCAACTGCTTTAGTGCCTGTATCTATTCCTAGTAGTATTGTTACACTAGATAATATTGCTGAAATTCGTGCAAATTATTTAAAAGATAAAAGTCCATGTGGTTGGGGTTCTTCTACTTATAACTATGAATTTAATGATAGAGTTTATACATTTTACTCTAGTAGAGTAAATGCTAAGATTTTAACCCAGACTTGGATTGCTTGTGCTGATATAAGAGTTCCACATGCTATGATTCTAGATGTAGAAGATTGGGATAAGGTTCCTGAACCCTACGACATTGTGGCTGAGCCAGTAGTCGCAGCGAAAAAGGAAGAGCCTAAGAATTGGTGGGACGAGTAATTTGAGGAAGTTGGCCACTATCAGCTTCGCTGCAATGTGGCCAACTTATTGTTTAAAGTTTGGCCATTACCGGCTTCGCCGGCGTTGGCCCGATTACTCATTAGAGTTTAACAGTATTTCAGTAATAGCTTTTGCATGTTTATATTGACTATCACTAAACTCCTCTAGATTTTCGACTCTAGCATTAGTATTGTCTATTTCGTCGGCTAGAGTATTTGTTGCAGATACTAATACTTGCATAGTATTTTTTAAATTCTCTCTAGTAACTTCATTTTCTGCTGTTAGTTTTTTGATAGCAGAGTTACTATTATCTAGCTCCTCTGCTATTTTCATTACAATTTTCTCTAGTGTCTGACTATGCTTTGCTAGTACAGTTACTGCATTAGTCAAAGCATTAATTTCATGCATCACCTCTAAATACCCCCATTAATTTAACTGCTGCTTTTAAAGATAGCTTCATAAATTCCTTCTGATCAATTCCTGTCACACAGCTCAATGCATACGC